ATACATTATTTATAGTTGTTGCTGTTTTTAATTTATCTGCCGAAGTTGCGTTTCCTGATAAATTTTTGTTATTTGGCAAAGATAATCCGTTTAAAAAATGTTTTACACCCGTTACATCCTGGTCATGATCCCCCGATGCCATTATTGCCCCCGCAAGTTTTATGTTTGCACCCAACCTAGCTTCTGTCCTGGCAAAAGTTTCAATATTACCAACTCTTCCTCTTTCGGCCGATGTAATCGTTCCATTTGCGGTGTCATTATAATCAATTCCCAAATCAATTGGATACAACGTAATATCTGCCTGTCCATAATATGGTTTATTATTGATTTTCCTTTGTGCCGTAAATCCCGTTGCCGTAGCAACAGAACCATTAATTCCACCTTGAGCGTTAATCGCTTGTGTAAATGTTAATACGCCATCTATTTGGGCGGCCCCTTCCTTAGGAACTTTCTTTGCTATTTCCGCCAAAATAGTGGCCGCAAAACTAGCATCATTATTTAACGAGTTTGATATATCAGTAATCAATTGCAATGTACTCGTATCCGAATTTGTTAAGGCTGTAATCGAGTTCTCAACCGCGGTAATTTGACTTGTATGTGTAGCTGTAAGTGGCAATACATTATTCATATTTGTTTGTAATGTAGAAATTGTTGTATCAAATTCCCCCAAACTGGCAAAAGTCGCGTTTCCATTACCATCTGTTCTCAAAAACTGGCCTTCCGTTCCATCGATATTTGTATACGTTACGTTGCCCGCTACATATTTCCCCGACGTATTAACATTTGTAATTTGAGAATTCCCTAATTGTATCGTATTGGACGCATTGACTTTCGCATTAAATCCGATTGATGTTGTATTTGTTAAATTTGGATATACTGTTCCTACATCTGCTTTTGTTCCTATGAATGTATTGTTAATACCACCTAATATATTTTGCCCCGATTGAAAACCTACCGCGACATTACCATCCGCATTTACAAATTGTAAAGCATAATTTCCTATCGCAACACACTTTTCTTTATTACTTAATTGTTTTAATGTACTTATTCCAATACCTACGTTATTTTTACCTAAATTGACACCCGATAATGCTAAATTTCCAATACCAATATTATTTATAGCTCCTTGTAAAACTCCAGTCGTTGTTGTCCCTATTAACAAACTATTTGTAAATTCCGCATTATTATTTCCCGTTTTGACATCTGCCAATTCGTTTAAATGTGTTGCCGCGATAGTATCGATTGTCCCTGTATTTGAAATAGTTATTTTAGAACCAGGTGTATATTCTGTTGCTTTTGAATCTAATATACCTTGTAATCCTGTCACATAAGATATGGCTAAACTATCAACAGCAATTAACGATTGTTTTTGATTTAATTCATATTGTAAATCTTGTATATGTGTAATTGATAAATCATTTGTTTGAATCGTTGGTTGTTTGCCTGCCAATGAACTAACTAAATTAAATACTTTAGTTTGAGGCAATGAATTATCTGTTATAGCGGATTGTTTCCCCAATAAAGCCGTTTCTAATCCCGCAACCTTCGATTGGGTCAATCCACCATCTGAAATTAAAGATTGTTTATTATTTAAAGCAACCACAAGCCCATTTACATTCGCCATCGGCAATCCATTCGACCCGATTGTTCCCTGCTTCCCGTTCAAAGCACTTGTTAATCCCTGTATTTTTGAAATTGCAAGAGACTCGTTCCCTATAAGTGGCTCTTTTAAATTTATTGCTTGTAAATTACTTGATATATTTGTAGCATTTGTTGCTATATCCGTATCATTCGCTCCTTTTTCAGCATTCAAATTAATAACACTTGTATCTAATTGAGAAAGTTTGGTAAATATAGAAGAACCTATTCCATTTGGATCTCCTATTGTATCTGCCAATTCCTTTATTGTATCCAATACACCCGCTGCTCCAGTTCCGTTCATCAATGTATCCAACGTATTCGTGTTGCTAGTTATATTCGTCGTATTCGTTCCTATATTGCCCGTATTGGTAGTTATATTTGTAGTATTTGTTGCTATATTATTGATATTCGTATTTATTTTAGATAAATTAGAATTTGTCGCTGGTTCTATTATACTTCCTACTCGAGCCATACTAGCATCAAGCACTCCTATCGAAGACGTATGTGCTGTTATCAAATTAGTTAGGGTTGTAATGTTTCCAGCATTTGTATTTCCCGTTGCCGCATTAGTTCCTATTGAATTTGTGTGCGAAATTACAGAACCTTCTGCCGTATTCATTCTAATGGTTAAAGCATTTATATCCGAATCATTGCTAGTAATATTTAAAGTGTTTGTGTCAATTAAGGTTGTATTATTATTAATATTAGATTCATTTGTATTTGATTTTGATTGAACACCAGCAATATCATTATCGTTTGCCAATATTCTCGCCAAATTTCCACAAATATCTGTAATCCTTGATTGATTATATGCAAATATTGTATTAAAACTAGCATCTGCTTGTGACGCTCTTTGGGTATTTGTGCTTATATTTGTTGTATTGCTTGTTATATTTGCGGCATTTACAATAATGTTATTTGAATTATCTGTTATTTGATTGATATAAGTATTAAATGTTGAATTAATATTGGCAACACCTGCCGCATTTGTTGATATATTACTTGTATTTATACTAATTAAATTATTTATCAATGTTAGGTCATTCGCGGTTGAAATTTGATTTTGTGTTGTAACTGTATTTACAGCGTTTATATTATTTGTATTAGTAATCTGTTGGTTGTTTAACATATTAATTGAAACATCTGCTGTATTTTTACCAGCGGTTAAATAGGAAATATTTGAATCGTGTAGTGTCAATTTATTTATAACATTTCCGGTAATATTATCAGGATCTCCCAATGCGTCTGCTATTTCTTTCAGTGTATCTAGTGTTTCTGGTGCAGTCCCTATGATTTCATTCTTGATGTCCTCTTTTGTTGTAGCTATTTTTGTGTCTAATGAAGCTATATTATTAGAATTATCTATAATTCTTAAATAATTTTGACAAATATCATGTCCGAAAAAATTAGCAGTTCCAGACCAAAATCCTCTGCCATCGGCAGCTCCAGCCGCATGCCATATTAACATATCGCCATCATTTAAAGAATAATGTTGTGGGAAATCTACAAGTTCATCACTTCTTAATACACCCGATGATTTTTTCACTCTAGCAAGCTCGTGTTGAGATAAATGCATAGACATATATAGTTTATTTATAAAATAATTTATATATGTTAATCTTCTAAATTGTTAAAAGAATTTAAGTTAATCTTATCGCGCCATTAACTAATAGCCTTAAAGCAGCTACTTCTGCTTGTAATTTATTAATAGTATTAATCAATGTATTCACATGAAGGTTTGTGAGTTGCGAGCCAGCAAAACCTAAGTCAATTTCACCTGTCAACCCACCTCTAACAATGGCTGTCGTCACATGAGTCACATTTGGGTCTATAACATTTGCTCCATGGTTAGTATTTATATCGGATAAACCAGTAACAGCAATAGCATCTACAGAAAATTCAGTGCTTGATAATGTTAATCCAGTTCCAGCAGTATATGTAGTATCTGTATCAGTTTCAATAAAGCCCATCGCTGTTATTGCCTCCTTTGTTAATTGTGTATCAGTAATATCACAATTTAGTGTTGTTCCATTAAATGTTAATCCAGTTCCATCTGTTATCGTCGCTTGTTTACTATCTATTTGCGGTTGTATCGCGCTCGTTACACCATCTAAATATCCGTATTCCGCATTACTTACATTACCATTGACACCTATTAAATCCGCATCCAATCGTGCTAATGTTGTAATCGACGCTTGTTTTGAATTCAATGCTATTTGTACAGCTGTTGAGACAGGTTTATTTACATCACTAGTATCATCCGCATTGCCTAATCCAACCATTAATTTTGTAATACCACCAACTGTTCCTGTAAAAGTTGGACCAGCTAAGTCTGCCTTTCCACTAATATCACTAATTAAAGCTAGTGTTCCTGCGCTTGTAGGTAAGCCTATTGTGTGGTCGGAACTGTTTTTTATTGTGGGATCTTTTAATGTTTTATTTTCTAATTCTTGTGTTCCGACCTTTGTAACAACAGTAGCATTAATTGAAAGAGAACCGGTGACAGCAGCCAATTCCAAACCAGTTCCAGCAACATCTCCAGCAAGTTTAGCTGCTGTAACCGAATCGTTTGCTAATTTGGCTGCCGTGACCGCATCATCCGCAATTTTGGCAGTTGTGACATTAGCATCTAAAATCTTGGCAGTTGTGACATTAGCATCTAAAATCTTGGCAGTTGTGACATTAGCATCTAAAATCTTGACAGTTGTGACCGCATTATTGGCAATCTTGGCAGTAGTCACCGCACCATCAGTAACATGTTCAACCGAATCAACGTATGCTTTTGTAGCAGCTGATGTAGCAGCCGAATTTGTAGTAATTGCTGGTAAAGTAACTACGCCCGTGAATATTGGGCTAGCAGACGGTGCTTTGTCTGTCAATGCGCTTGTTACTGTAGTAGCATAATTATCAACCGCCGTTTTCACAAATGCAGTTGTTGCTAATTGTGTAGTATTGGTTTCTGCTGTTGCTGTTGGTGCTGCTGGTGTTCCAGTAAATGTTGGTGCTGCTAAAGGTGCTTTCAAATCCAACGCTGCTTGTTTTGAATCTAATGCGGCTTGCAATCCATTCGTTCTCGCAATAGTTAAACTTGCATCCGTTATCGTCGCTTGTTTGCTATTTATTTGCGTTTGTATTGCGCTCGTTACACCATATAAATATCCATATTCCGTATTACTTACATCACCATTCGCACCTATTAAATTCGCATCCAATCGTGCTGATGTTGTAATTGACGGGTGTTTTCCTGATAATGCGGTTGTTACTGTAGCAGCATAATTCGCATCATCACCTATGGCTGCTGCTAATTCATTTAATGTATCTAAAGCACCTGGAGCACTATCTACCAAATTATCAACCGCCGTTTTCACAAATGCAGTTGTTGCTAATTGTGTAGTATTGGTTCCTGGTGTTGCTGTTGGTGCTGCTGGTGTTCCAGTAAATGTTGGTGCTGCTAAAGGTGCTTTCAAATCCAACTCTGCTTGTACGGCTGTTGAGACAGGTTTATTTACATCACTAGTATCATCCGCATTGCCTAATCCAACCAGTCTAGGAGTTAATGTTACATTAGCGGTTCCATTAAACTCAACATAATCTTGATTTATAGTACCTGCAAAATTCGATCCGATTTTTCTGGCTGTCTCAAGTCGAGTTGCCTGAGATGCTATACCGGTTAAACCACTTGGCGCTTCAATATTTTTATGGAATGTAATATTGTCGTATATAGTAGAACTAGCAGCTGTTGCTCCAGATGTTCCAAGTTTAAGATATTTTAAAAATTCGGCTCCCAATGTTCCTCCTATTGTGGAACCAACCTCATTTGAACCTGTTAAAAATTGATTAATTTCTGATATGTTGTCCAATGCGCCCGTGATACTATTGCCTGTACCAACAATATTGGATATGCCTAGGGTATTAGCATTGATGGACGCTTCGTAACCATCGTATTTTATTCTTTCGTCACCGGATATCATTGTCGTATCGCCTGTTGTAAGGCCGGCGGTAGAAATACCACAGTGCTGTGGCGTTAAAGTAACATCTGCTTGTCCGGTGAAATCTACTGTTGCACCAACACTGTTAGATGTGGAAAGAGTACCTATGTTAGGACTTCCGATTTTTACTGTAGTTACCAATGCTGTAGCAAATGATGCTGTTCCAGTCAATGCACCTGTAAATACTACGCTGCCAGAAGTGTTATCAATGATTGTAGCATTGCTACTATCATAATAATTTCCTTTAAATCCACCTCCCGCACCTGCGGTTATTTTACCGGATATATCTATACTATCAACCACAAGACCCCCTGCGATTGTTAAACCATTTGTAAACTGGTTGTTACCATGAGAAAACACACACTTCTTATTAAAATTCATATCGGAATTAACCTCTTGTGCCGATGGGCTTGAATTATAAAGACCGTTTGTTACGGTTGCAGCGTTTCCGTTAAAAGACCCTACAAATGTGGCGGTGGTGCCGCCAATTAGTCCGGTACAATCAATATTATTCGTTCCCATCGTAAGAGTGCTTGAGATGGTGACGGCCCCCGAAACGGCCAAAGTGCTGGTGAATGTAGTTGGAATTCCAATACTATTGCTAGATACGTTATTATTAGCGCTAGGACCAGTATAAACACCGTTTGTTACGGTGTATGCATTTCCTTTAAAAGTTATACTAGTGCCGTCAATAGAGGAACCAGCCTTTAATGATAGTTTTTCGCAATTTGAAATTTGTTGGTCATTCATATTGATATTTCCGCTCACCATCAATCCCGCCAACGTTCCCACCGATGTAATATTTGGTTGAGAGGCTGTTCCCAAAGTTCCATTCAAAGTAGTCATTGTAATAACCGAACCAGATGTTCCAGTAATATCATTTGATCCCACTGTAAGAGTTCCGTTTAATGTAGTACTGTCTAATGTTTTGTTTGTTAAGGTTTGTGTTCCATCGACGGTAATAATGCCCCCTGTAGCAAGTTGTTCTTTCGTGATAGATTGCGTTCCATTGAAATTTTGGCCGGCAATAGTTCTCATATCTTTTAATTCCGTTGCGCTTGAAGCATTTCCAGTTACTTCGCCAACCAGAGAGGAACAAGTCAATACAGCAGTTGCGCCTTGAATTTCAAGATTTCCACTTGTTACTATAAGGTCTCCTCCGACATTAAGGGATGAAAGTGTCCCGACAGATGTAATACTTGTTTGCGCTGCTGTTCCCAAAGTTCCATTCAAGGTGGTCATTGTAATAGTTGAACCATTTGTTCCAGTAATATCATTGGCCCCCATAGTAATATCTCCACCCATGGTAATTCCGTTCAACGTGGCTATTTTAGTATCGGCATTAATAACGACGCTATTGTCTGCTGCTTTCAAGACATTACCATTTACATTTCCGGTTATATTACCGATTAAACTAGATACAATTGTAGGGACTGTTAATTTACCTTCAGAAGGCTTATATTTAAAATCGGCGTGATTTTTAATTTGTTGGGCGGCATTTGCGTTTGAATCATTAAATGTTACGAATCTTTCAGCGGCAGCAACATCTGTGACAATCGCAATTGTGGAAGGGACAATATCTTGAGTACCATCAAAATCAACATTTCCGATTTTTTTACTGGCAAGCAATTGAGTTGCTGTAGCTGAATTTCCCGTACAACCAGTTGAATTACCAGCGACGTCTCCGGTTATTCCACCTGTAACCGCGCCGATTAAGTCTGCTTTTATAATAGCCTTGGTATATGCATTTTGGTTTGCGTCCCATTGCGAATTTACAAATACACTTTCAATGTTTCCGCCATCAGATGGTCCTTTTATATTTCCTGTAAAATCACCGGTTAGATTTCCCGTTACATTTCCTATAAAATCACCGGTTGATGTTATATTAACAGCACTAATATTTCCGGCGGCTGAAAATGTTTCAGCACTTACAGTTTTGCCAGTAGCGGTAATATTTTCGGTTGAAGTAATACCTGCGCTTGTAATAGTTCCGGCAACATTGAGCGATAGTAAAGTTCCAACTGTAGTGATTAATGATTGTGTAGCTTGTTTGATTTGTCCATCTACATCACCCATTAATTTGTATCCAGCATTGATAGTAACATTTTTTGTAAATGTTTTTTCACCTTGGATAGATTGGTTTACGTCACTTTTAAGAACAGCGTTATCTACATTTTGATTTAAAGCATATAAGTCAATTGCAGTAGTTGGTGTGGTGGAAAACTGTATATTGTTAATTTTAACTCTTTCGGCGGTGCTGATTATTTGTTTGGAACCTACATTTAATCCTGTAATATCTTCGGGGGCAATTGATATATTGCTAAGTCCGTCAAATGGTTTTCCAGCAATTGTGACGGCTTGTCCGTTTACAGTTGCTAATTTTGTAGCTTGGGCGGCTAATCCGGATATGCTGCCTCCAATCAGACTATGGAAAGTTTTTGTTCCGTATATATCTTCGACGACAGGATTTGCAAGAGTGCCTTTGGAAACTTTGCCAGCCAAATTAGTTGTCACAGAAGTAGCATAATTGGCATCATTTCCTAGAGCAGAAGCAATTTCAGAAAGAGTATTTAATAATTCTGGCGCGCCAGTTGTTAAAGCAGTGATTGCAATAGTATTATTTGTTATATTTGTAGAATTGCTTGTTATATTATTTAATACAAGCGGGTTTTCGGTAGTTAAACCTTGAACGTCAATAACGCTTAATTTGTGTGAAATAGGAGCATCCAATTTATCCAATGTAACATTTCCAGCCAAAATTTTACTGGTAATAACCGCATCATTCTTTATTTCTGAAGAATCGACACTATTTGCTGCTAAATTATCAGTTGTGATTGTGTCGAGTGCGATAATGCCAGTGGCGCCACCTGAAACGGAAGCTATGACAAGTTGGGTTGAACCAACAGAATTGGCTTGCAATTGATTTATATCGATTGAATTGGTGGCAATTTTAGAATTATTAATCGCGTTGTTGGAAACCGTAACAACACCTTCGTTGTCCATTGTTATATCGCCGGTAAGAATTCTGGAATTAAATCCAGCACCATTTCCAATTAATAATTGCTTGTTTGAAACAACTTTAGCAACGACATTATCAGAAGCCCCTGTATTATTTACTAATAGAGCATTTCCGTCGATTTTTTGTATTTTGCTAAGTATAACATTGTTATCGGCAATCTTAGCGGAAACGATTGCGCTGTCAGCTATTTTAGCGGTGGTTATGTTGCCGTTTAGAATTTTAGAAGAAATCACACTATCGGCGGCTAATTTGGCGTGTGTTACATTGAGGTCTTTTATATGAGTTGTCTCAACCGCGTTGATTCCCAATTCGTTTGATGTAACGGCGCCATTATCTATTTTAATAGAAGTAACTTTTCTATCTTCAAGTTCTGTTGTTCCAATAGCACCGGGTCCAACGTTTGATTGTTTGATTTCATCGGCTAAGATGTTTTCAGAAATAATAGTATTGAACGCAATATTTCCAGAACTACCGCCAGTAATTGTTTTGGTAGCAATTTCGGCGTGAGTAATGTCTTTAGCTTTAATTTTGTCTTTTGTAACTTGTTGAGCTCCAATTTTAGAGGTAGTTATAGCATCAGCAGAGACAGTGACTTCGCCTAAATTATTCATAGTTACATCACCGGATAATTCGCGAGCATTAAATCCATTACCAGTTCCAATTAAAAGTTGTTTGTCCAAAATAGTAACACTACTCAAAACACCAGTATCGTTGTCATTTCTAGCAACAATTGTATTGGGTGCTACATCTTGAATTTTGGAAAATGTTATATTTTTATCTGCTATTTTACTCGTTGTTACATTAAGAGCTTTTAAATGTGTAGTTTCAATTGCGTTGGAAGCTAATTCAAATTTGGTAATAGCATTTTCGGCAATTTTTTCAGATGTCACATTTCTATTTTTGATTTTAGCAGTTTCAACCGAATTGGAAGCCAATTTAACGGCGGTGATATTTGAATCTAAGATTTTATCAGTTGTGACACAATCATTTGCCAAATCGCCTACGACAATTGTATTATTGGCAATTTTAGCAGAAGTGACAGAATTATCGATAAGCTGGTTTGTTCCAATTGAATCTGCTTTCATTTTCGACAATGAAATTTCATCATTTTTAATTTTATTATTTGTAACGGCGTTTACGGCGATTTGGTCTTCTGTTACGGCGTGATAAGCAAGTTTATCAGTAACGACTTCTAAGTTTGCGATTTTATTTCGCGTAACTGACGAAGTTCCAAGAGCATTACTATCTACCGCACCAGCAGCAAATTTACTAGTGGTTACATTTCCATCTGTAATGTTTATAGCAGTGATAGAACTGGTGGCCATTTTTGCGCTAGTAATACTTTGGTTTAATATATTTTCGCTTTGAACTGCATTGTCGGCCATTTTTGCGTTGGTAACGCAATCGTTTGCGAGATTTGTTGTATTTACGCATTGTTGAGCTAGTTTTATGCTTGTTACATCCCCGTCTTTGAGTTTAGAGGTGGTAATATTTTGATTTAATATTTTGGAAGTGGTAATAGAATCATTTAAAATGTTATTTTCTTGAACTGAGTTACTTGCTAAATGATTATTAATAACTTGACTTTGTCCTATTTTCAAAGATGTTACGGAACCAGTAGCAAGCTTATTTTGATTAATAGCCAAATCGGCAATTTTATTGGTGGTTACTTGTTGTGCCGCAATATGATTTGTCGTGATAGAATTGATTGCGATTTGCAATTCGCCTATATTTCTATCAGCAATTTTGGAAGTGGTGATTTCACCAGCGGCGATTTTATTTCGAGTAATTTCAAAATCTTTAATATCAATTCCTAAAATTTGATTTAAATTAACCGACCTTGGGGTGTTTGGATCAAAAGAAATTAAATCAGTTTTTACCGCGGTTGCGTTGACTTTACTAATAAGGTCAGTAGCAATATTATCTGGATCCCCAAGTGTATCAGCAATCTCTTTTAAAGTATTCAATGTGCCTGGAGCACCATCGATGAGATTGGTGATTGCGGCATTCATTTCAGCGGTACTTACAGCATCTTTTCCAGATGTTACATATTTTCCGGAGGTTAAGTCATACATAATGAATTCTCCATCAACAGGTGTTGTAGGGAAATCCATAATATCCGACGCCCGGATATTTTGGGAGTGAGCCCTCGCTTCGTAACGCGTTCTAGCATTTCTTCGGAACATTATGTATTTATCTAATATTTTTTTAAAAACATAATTATGAAAAAGGACCAAGTGGTCTTTGATTATTCTCAACGGTTAATCGTTTTGGCATAACAAAAGATGGTCTTTCAAAAAATTTAGTGGTATTATTTCGACTGTTAATACTTGGATTAAATTTATAACTTTTAGGTTTTACTAAATTTGTAGCGCCGATGCCAAATAAATTACTCTCTATATCGGCGGTATTATTTGAAAGAACGTGATTGTTATATCCTCCGTGCAATCCTTGCATAATAATTCCTAAATCAGGAATAGCAGTATCATTTCTTAAATGCGTTTGTTTATCTACCAGTGTATTATGTATTCTTTCTTGTCTTGTTTTGTCTTGACAATACATTTCAAATGAATTTTTTAAATTAGTACTTGTCATTATATAAAATATAAAACATTTTTATTAAAGTTATTTTTTTAATAAAAGCATAATTGTATTATAATTTTCCTCCATAATATCTTTGTATTTGAAAAAATCTTGCAAACAATTGTGGAATAAGTGAAATAAATCAAAATTAAACAAAACGTATAATTTACTTATATCATCTCTTATAAGCCAAGCTAGATGTTTTTGATTGGATGCTGCTTCAAAAATATTTTTGAAAGAAGTATTATCCTTTACTTTATTGTATAAAATAACCATTGCTTTATCTAATTCTTTATCGTCATATTCTTTTAAATTAAATACTTTTAAGAATTCTTTTCTATATTGAGTATCTCCGATATCATTATCCTCGCAATTATGATAGGTTAATGTGTAATTGCTATTATAATATTTTTTGGTTTCCATCTCTATGAATAAATATAATTAGATATTTTTAAATATATTTATTGTTTTCTTTTAAAATAATCTTGGTCTCTTGTTAATTCTCTGGAAGGAAGGCCACCGCGAATCCATCCGTTTGCTGCAACACCTTCTACTAAATTAGCAGGGTTTTGTATTGTAGCTTTTAAAGAAGGGACTAATTCGACGTCAGTGTTTCTATGCGATTTTTCAGTCACTAATCTGCAACTTTTTTGGTCTCTAATTTCACCACCTTGTTGTAATTTAGATTCTAAAACAGCGTTATGAGGTCCTTTTCCTAAAAATGGTACAGTTAAAAACTGTCTTTGTTGCAATGTAATTCTACATTTTGGGTTAGTTTGAGTTCCTCCAATTCTTAAATCGGAATCATTATCAATATTACAACTATCCGCAACACCGTGTCCTGCGCCAATAAAAACATTTGGTTGTTGTGTAGCGAAATTTATTTGATTACTTAAGCCACAATCTTTTTCAAAATGGTTTTGTGTTAAATAAGAACCGATTTTGTTATTTTGCAAATCTCTTGCTGAAATACCACAAGTATCATCGCCAAGTCTTGATAAATTATCAAAATTAAAACTATGTGTTGTCGCCATTATATATTTTATTATAAGATAAAATATATATCCAATTAATTAATAATAAACACCATTTACACGCCTATTTATTTTTGAACATTGTTCCATGTCACCTTCTTTACAAGAAGGCATGCCGCCATAACAAAATTCAGCGAAAGCTTTTTGCCCGTTAGGAATGGTTGTATTTGGCATAGAATGAAAATTTCTCATATTATTTTGAAAAGATAAATTATCTCCTAAATCCCTGAATAACCTGTCGTCATTTTTCGCCTTCTCATTTATTTGCTCTTTTATTTTTGTATTGTAAGCTGGTGCGGCTTGTTTTCTATTTGGATTATCCTTATAATCGGTCATCATAACATTCATAAGTGGGTTCTTAACAGTTGGGTTTGTAAATGTATCTTTAAATACTTCTAAAAATTTAGTATTTCTTGATCCTTCAAACCCTTCTTTATGTGCTTTCTTTTTTAAATTTTCTTTTTCTTCTTTTTCAAACTGAACCTTATATAATATTACAACCACAAACAAGGTAATTATACTTGTTACTAAAAGTTTTATTGATTTAGTTAAAATAAATCCTAAAAGTGTTAATAATATAATACTTCTGGTAGTCGCGTTTAATTTTTCAGATAAGGATAGTTCTTTGCTAGGCCATAGTTCTTTTATATGATCTTTATCAAATAATACTAGGGGATTGTATAACCAAAATTCACTCATTAATAATATATAAACTATTATTATTTTTTATTTTTCTTTTTCTTCTTCTTTTTCTTTTTCTTTTTTATTTCGGTCGTTGCGTTTCCATCTAAAGGTCTCATACTCTTTTCCATTTTTTCGTTCGAATTGCCAGTAAAAGTGCTATTTGTATAATCTGATTTTTTCATATTTTCTTCTCTTATTTTCTGTAACTTAGCTTGTTGTAGTTTGCGTTGTTGTAATTTTGCCAACATACGCTCGCGTTGTTTTGCGCCTCTTATATTTCTATTTAAATTTGCTTGCATTGCATTCAAATTTATCTTTTGTTTACCCATCGCACCCATTCCACCAGGGTCTCCCATTCCCATTTTTTTCAATAAAGCTTCCATATTTTTTACACCCGGAATATTTTTCATTTTACCCATTAATTGACTTGCTTCTTCCATTAATTCACTTTCTTTGATTTCGCCACTTTTAATTTTTTCATCTAATTTTGAACCAACTTTTTTCACCATTCCTAGCAATCTACCCGGGTTTTTAAAGAGTTTTTCGAATACTTTATTTACATTCGCATTATCTTGGTCTTCTATGTCAATATCTAATTCATTTGCGGTTTCTTCTGCTATTTCAGCAGCCAATGAACCTAGCTTACCTTTTAACAATCCATTTATATGCTCGTTTATATCCTCAGGATTTGGAATATTTGCCGATATATCTTTCCCATCAACGTCATTATTACTCGTATCAAATAATCCCGACATACCGTGAATAGTCTCTTCCAATTTTGTTTTGAATTCATCTTCGTTGATCGCTTCAAATAATTTGGCGGTTTCTCCAAAAGAATCGGAACCAGTTAATGTTCCAGATATTGAAAATAGTATCAATTGTAAATATTTCCATAACGTATCCTTGGTTGCTTCGCTAATATTTTGTTCGAAAAAATATTTAAAATCGATATTTGGTAAAAATCGTGTGTTTATTTCTTCTGATTTAAATATTTCTTCTTTTTTATACAAAATATCAAAAAATCTACCAGGAAAAACTTCACAGCAATGTAAAAATAATTTATTATCAGATACATCTCCTTCCAGTATTTTAACTTCTTCTCCCGTCATTTCCTCTTTGTATTCGGGGAAAGTTGTCAATAGATCAGTTAATAAATCTTTAATTATTTTAAAAAATTCTTTTGGGGGTTCTAGAAATTCTAAATTTGTTTTATTGTCGTCCATTTTAAATATAAAAAGCTTTTTTCTTTTATATTTAAACTAGCATTAATTATAATATAAATTTGACATCGTAGTCAAATTTTGGAAATATTTTATTGCTTTCGAGCGGTCTTCGCCACTTAGTGAATTCCATAACTTTTTTAAATCATTTGCCCATTGAGCTGTTTCTTCTACATTTCCTCCATACTGAGTTACTTCCTTTTCAAAATTATGATTAATAAAAAAATCATCATCTCCTTTTAGTATTTTAATGCCATACACTTGAGTAATATACTTATACCAACCTTCAATCATTTTTTTAGGATTATATTTTGACAACGTTTCTACCATTGTTTTTCCTGCGCGAACATCGTTGTTCTTCGGAAAAATAATTTTTAAATCGCTATAAAGGTCTACTATATGCTCATTGAAAGCCTTAGATATATGTTTTTTTTCCATAAATGTATATTAAATATGTAATTTATTTTTAAATATTTAATTTAATATATTATTGATTAAATGAAAAGTTTTTTTCTTCAGGAATTTTTGGAGGTGGAGCAGCTGCATTTCTAGATGCTTGGTATTGTTTTATTGCATTTTCATCCATTTTTTCTTTTACATAATCTTCTGGCGGAGTGTCTATCTTGATTTTATTGTTTAATTTAACAAATGAATGCATTTGTCTTAAACCTCCTTCCCCTTTAACTCCCATATCGTCAGACGATTGATCCAAATACGAATAATTATCAGACATTGCCGTTCCCATTTCACCATGAAAACTATATGCTAAAGGTTCGTCGTCATTTTTTGTTATTGAAGCACTTTTTCTTTCTTTATCGAAGTCTTCCCTAAAAAAGGTTATTATTTCATCGCCAAATAATACTCTATTTCCCTGATGCATTAACAATAAAGCAGGAACTCTTGAAATGCTGTTTGGCAACAATACCGATTCGCCAGAGTCTAATAATATTTCTATTTTTCCTTTATCATTTTGAGTTCTTTTATCTATTGGTAAAAAGTGTATATAATCTTTCACAACACTTCTGCTTAATATTTTAATAATTCTATCGCTGTTTTTACAATATTTACTGTAGTACATAATTTTATCTTTTGTCATATGTATTTTATAAAGTTTTTGTAATATAAATTATAACTAATTAATTGAATATATTTAAATATAATTAACTATATATAAATAAATATGTCTCAGTATATCGAAGAAGAAAAAGAATTCACTCTTCCAAAATGGAATCCTATTATTAATAATAATGGAAAGGTAAAAGGTATTTTAAAATTTACATTGTATAATACTAATGTAAGTATCGCAAATGGATTGCGAAGAACTATTTTGGCAGACATTCCTAGCGTCGTTTTCAAAGATATAAACATTTCTCAAAACACTACACAATTTAATAATCAAATACTCACACAGAGACTAAATTGCGTGCCAATTCATATTGACCCCGAATTAGACGTCGGTGAATTGGAGGTTGTAATCGATATGGATAATAATACAGATAAACTAGTATATATTACAACTGAAGATATTCGAATTAGAAATACTAAAATAGACAAATGGTCTTCTGAAAAAGAACAACGGAAAATATTTCCTCCCAATTCATTTACAAAAGAATATATTCTACTTTCAAGATTAAAATCTAAGATTTCTACTGAAATACCAGGGGAATCATTAAAATTATCGGCTAAATTTGGAATTAGTACGCCAAAAGAAAATGGTGCTTATAATGTTGTATCTACTTGTTCTTATGGATTTACTCCAGACAAAGTTCTCAATCATCAAAAAAAACAAGCATATGAAACAGAATTACAAAGTAAAGATCTAGACCAAAAAGATATTGATAGTCGTCTTGAGAATTGGGATAATCACGATTTTAAAAGACATTTTGTAGAGAATTCATTTGATTTTCAAATAGAAAGCGTCGGACATATGTTAGAAAGTAATATCGTCCAGAAAGCTTGTAATATTATTAGTAGTGGTCTCCAAAATATAATTGATAATAAAGAACCAAACAATTGGTTGTTAAAAGCTGATGAAGTAGCCGTCAAAAATTCTTTCGATATTGAAATTCAAAACATTGATTATACATTGGGAAAGATTATAGAATTTGTCATTTATCAAGAATATTTCAAAAATCAAGGTGTATTATCTTTTTCAGGATTTTTGAAACCACATCCCCACGACGAACATTCTATTATACGAATTGCTTTCAAGAAAGATAAGGATAGTTCCGAAGAAACCGTGGAAGATATACTTGTAAGTGCGTGTAAAATAGGACAACAGATTTATTCTTCTATTTATAGCGATTTCGATAAATAAATAATATGTTAAATTTAAATATATTATCTATTAATTTTCTATCATATTTTCTTCAACTTTAATATTTTTTTGTTTATTTTGATAATTAACAATATGCATTAGTCTGGCTGGTTCCAACTCGTTTACATATTCAATTACCTTTGACATATTTATATAATCGCCCATACTTTTATATTCATTCAAATATTTTTGATGTATATGATACATATGTGTTTTATACTGATATGGAAATTCTTTTACCGGTCTTTCTTTCCTCATATAACACATCATATAACTTTTAAATAAATTTCGTGTATATGAATGCAGATGAGACCTTAATATTGTAAACGTATCTTTCAATTCTGGAAAATACGTAAGATATTCTTTCACCTTTCCTTCTTTACGTAACCTATAATATGTATATTGAATTTTAGTAGAATTCCCTTTCAAAAATCGAATTTTTTCATATTCTGGATTTCGAAACTTAAATCTCTCATTATCACAATTTATCATATATCCCGTAAAATCATAAGATTCTAACATATTATTCAAATTTCTAAAATAATCCCAACTATTATTCCCATTATTATCGCTTACATCATATATTTTTGGTTTAATAATCTTTTCCACAGTTGGGGATTTTACATATAAATGCAACTGATTTGTAAAAGAATGCCTCGATACAACAACTGGCTCATTTTCATTTGATTTATCGTCTCCATTTGTTAAATATATATTCGTCAATATCGCCTTTTTTTCTGTAATCGGACATACAATCTTATTATCAGGATGTTGCAAAATAAAACTATATGAAAAATGCTTGTCAAAATCTTCAAATTCAAGCCCCATTTCATTCATTGTGTCTAAAAACATATATCTGAATGTCGTGTCGTGGTCTTGATTAAATTTACATCTTGCTCCAATGTTGCTTCTTGTCAAAATTTCCCAATCATCCGCAATTTGGTCCCAATACAAATTTATCATCGTTCCTTCGCAAATTTCTTCAATAAAACATTCTTTCACATCATACCGTTTTTCTAATTCATCCACATTCATTGATATGCTTTTTGGCGGGGCATAACTTACAACTCTACCTTCGTCATTTACCAATACCGACCTAAACCTCCCTACTGTTTTTTCCGTATCTTTGTTTAAATTATTTCTATTATATTTGATAATATGATATGGTCCATAATGTTTTACTATAAACCCCCTTTCTTCGGCATATGATTTATCGCTTATAGCTAATTTTAAATCTGCATATTTTCGCAATTCATAACTCATTTGATAATAATATTAATATCTTTTTAAACTATTATTATTAATGTATTTTCATTTAGAATATAATTTCTGATATTAGTATAAGATATAATGGCAAGTGAAAATATAAAAGAAGAACTCAGCGAATTTGAACCTGCTTTGGGTATGATTATACAAATCGTTGCACCGTCTGATGAAAGATTCCATAAAAAATTATTTTTAATAGATTATTTAGATAATGATTTAATGAAAATTATTGATGAAAGTTATACAACCCATAAATTAAGTATTATAAATGGCGAATTAAGTGAAAAAAGTATCCAATATATTGTTACTATAAAAGAACCTCTTGAAAGCGGATACGCAAAACTTAATGGTATGACCCTTGGAACATGGTGGAGTATCGAATATAACCCTCGCGGCGAAAATGGATTACCTGCGATATATAATGGAGAAATAACTAATTTAGATGAAGATCAAATTGAATTTTCCATTTTAAATGATGAAAAAGAAGAAAAAGATATAATATATATTGATTTTGAATACAAAGGAATTCCCCTCGATATGCCAGTTAAATTTTATAAATTATCTAAACCAAATATTTCAACAAGCGTATCTAGTATATCTGAAATAACACAAGAGGATGATTTTGATATAGACAACGTCGATTTCGATGAACCAGTTATTGATTCTGAAGGCATACGGGAAAAACAAAAAGAATTTATAATACAAGCCAATAACATTGAATTTCGTATTTTAGAAGAAACAATTGTAGAATCAATTGAAAAGGCAGAAACTGAAAAAATTTATGACATCACCGACCAAACAGATGATTTATTAAATAACTTACTTTCTACTATAAAATCAAATGATAGAACTCCCAAAAGACTCGAACAAGTTAATATAATTATAAACAGATACAAAGAATTAAGAAATAACTTTTCAAACTTTGACCCTTTGGGTAATAGCAATTCTTCAAAAAAATTCGGACACGAATATAGACCTATTGTAGAACAACTTAAAAGTTTGTCTAAGAATATTAATTGGGTAATTCCCATCGTCAAAAATAAACAAAACATATATTTTGATAAAAAATTAAGTGATGAAACTATTGAGAACGATATTATTCCAAAAAACAGTATTTCGTTTCAAGATGATTATGATATACAACAATCGTATTTAAAACGTAATATAGTTGAAGGTATAAATAAATATGATTATTTAACTAATTCAACATTTAAACCCAATTTTACTAACCCCGACGATAATCGTAATATCGTGTCTCTTATCGACGGCGATAATAGTAAAAAAGCCAAAACAAATCTTTTTACATATGTTGACAATTTGGATGATGTATATTCTAGTTCAATCGATAATAATAATAACATTCAAAAAGGCCGATTCAATACAAGTGTTTATAATACCCAATTCAACCGATTAAATCATATTCAAAAAGATATTAATGAAATTGTTTTGTTAAAAAAAGGACAAACTGTTCCTATTCACGGGTTTATGATTTTTCCATATTCTCACGTAAATTATTCACAATCTACTTTTAAACAAACTAGCATTTTAAAAAAAGCAAATTTGAATTTAACGCCTTTTAGGTTTTTTGATTTTTTATACAAAGAAAAATTTATTGATACAAATTTTATAAAAACAAATGAATTCAAAGCAGACCCGATATTACAAAAATCAAATGAGAATTTTTTAAAAAATATAAAATTGATTTATTTTGATGAACACTTGTCATATGAAGACCGTAATAAAGAACAAAACTTTACCGATTTATTAAACTCTATTTTTCCTCAAATAAAAGAATTATTAGAATCGATGAACTTTGATGGATGTGTCTCATATGAAAGATTACTTTTCAAATTGCAGCCCTTTTTTATAACAAATAACCACATTACATTCCAACAATATCAAAAAATTACTGAAATTATAGAAAATGAAATTAATTATTATAGGAAAACCAAATCAATGTTAATTAAAAATTGCAACGAATATTTACAAAACTTACCAGATAGTTATATATCACAATCTGAATTATTAGATATTATACCCGATTTAGATGATGTAGAATACTCGCCAACCGCGGATTATTCCGAACCTCAACAACAACAACAAGTAATTCTTGATAAATCTGTTAAGAATGCTTATGATATAAAAAAAACAGACCAACCGAGTGAATATTTGTATAAAACTTTAAATCTAGATAATTCTAGATATTTATATGATGCTTGTGTTTTTTCACAATTAAACCTCTCTAATGACATTAATATTGAAGATGTTGTTGCTGAATTAAAAACTAAAATTGAAGCAGTTGATATGAATTTAATAAATTATCCTGCCGATGAATGTGGTCCCAAAGTTTTATCAAAACGATATGCTAATATCGAAAATTTGATGGATGAAGAATATGAAGCATATTTCGATACAACTTATGATGAAACGCGATATGATATTTATAATGAATTAAATCATATTAATACTATTTCTGATAAACAACAACAACGCAAGATGTTAATCAATCATTTAATTACTGAAATAGAAGTACCAGAAGACGATGCCATTTTACAAGCCGAAAGTATGATAGCTGGTAAGAAAAAAATAAAAAACGGACATTATGCGGTTTTAGATGATGGAACGGGTGATTTCAGATATTATGTGCGACAAGACGGTGTATGGCAAATGGACGAAGAATTGTCCGGGTTATCGCCAGAAGAAATTAATTTTTGTAATACTAAAAACAGTTGTATCAAAATTAAAGATAAATGTACGAGTATTGCCAAATCACAAGAGGAAGCACAATTAGATTTGATGAAAGATATGTTGAATAAGGTTCAAAATGAACTTGTTAAAAATACAGATGAAATGAAAATGTTAATCAAATCAGACCTGCAAAAAGATTTAAAAAGAATTATCATATTGAAAAACTATATTGAAAAAAATACTTATAAATTTGATAAATATAAACACGATATTGCTATGTTATTTAACTCGTTGGATTTAATTCGTTCTCCAAATATAGATTTACGAGACCAAGTATTATCTACACAAGATATAGTTCAAAAATTTGAAAGAATTATTAAATTTAAAGAAAAACATTGTAGAGAAGCTAATTTAGAAAGCGGGGATGACACCAATTGGTATTATTGCAATATCACAACCGATAAAAGTGTGAAATTATTACCAACATTTATGTACGAATTAGCAGTAAGTTTCAACACCAACATTGATTTATATATTTACACATTAGAGCAAATAAAAAAGGAGCGAGGTAAAATCAGTGACGACGGTGATAAAATTATTGATAAATATAGTGGATATGAAATATGTAAAATAGAATATTCTACTGACGAAGGGTTTGAAAAATCAGGTGCTAAAAAAATAAGCAGAGGAGTATTAGATACATCTAGTGAAAAAAAAATGGAAGAAGAAAGACAAAAATTACTAGAAGGCAGAATTGATACAATTGATTTTGAAACAGAAGAAAGAGTAGATAAAAAAGAAGAAGCACTCAATGTATTTGTAGAATATATGAAAAAAGTTATACCCGCGTTGGATATGCATTTGGGTATAAATACATCACCAAGTCATCAATTTATAGAAAATTATGTAATAGATTTGATGGATAAAAAATTGACAAGCGCGTCTGGTTATGAAAAACAATTAAAAGTAAATCCTGATTTGAAAACATATAAAAAATACAAAGGAGAATTTTTCTTATATTCTTTATTAGGAATGTATGCCGTTGCGATTCAAACCCAAATTCCACATATTAATAGGGGGACCGGATTTTCAAAATGTGTTGAAAGTTTTAAAGGGTTTCCATTAGATAAAGGCAATGATTTTTTACACTATTTAATTTGCGTATGTATTATTTTACGAGGGCCAAATAAAAAGGCAGAATTCCCATTTGTATTACTTCCAAAATATAAGGAAAAGAAAAAACTAGAAAACGAATTAAAACACGTGAAAATTTTAAAATCTTTTATATCTGACAAAATCCTTTCTATTCCAGCAATAAAAGATAAATTACAATCAAAAATAGAATTTTTACAAGATAATGTATATCAAATAGAACAGGAAATGCATTTTGATTATAAAAACTGGACTACATTTCTTCCGCCATTGGTAGAATTTAATATTGAAAAATTAATAAGTCCTAATAAAGATTTTGAAAATATATTAATGAAATCATTTTCCGATAAAAATCTAGAAGAAAATAACAACTATATTCTAACTCTAATATCCAAAATTCGAACTTTTTCTTTAAGCGTCCAGGAAGATATACAGAGAATTATAAGTGAAAGGCCTGTTGATTCCTTGTTTTTGAAAAGTCAAGATGGTTCTACCGTTTTTTTAGAAAATGCTTGCTGTAACGAGACAAATGATTCGCCGTATAAATATTTTATCGATAATCAAAAAAATCAAGATATAAAAAATCATAATGAAGAAGTATTTAAATTATCTAATATTTATAATAATTATAAAAAACTATTGAAAGTGCAATTGTTATATTCTCCGGAAAATACCAGACCTGTCAAATTAACTATGACAAAAGATTTTACTGAAAATACAATTTATCTTGCCTTTATAAAATACTGCAAATTTAACAGCAATACTATTTTATCAGAAGAATTAAGAGATTTGTGTCATACCAACATAAGCGAGTTTAAACCTTTGCAATCACTTGAAGAAAAAATCGATATTCTTAAATCTGAAAATCATAATTATAATAGGACATCGTTGAATAATTTATTAACAATACTTGGTAGAAATAATCTGCAACATATTGAGAAAAAAGAAATAATTTCTACGAAAATTCAATTTGAAAAAATTACAAATACTTTCAAAGATAATTTTTCCATAAAAGATATTTACACTGAATTAAATAGTTTGTTAGATAGGTATGATATTTCATACGGTGAAAAAACCGATGTAGTTGTTACAGAACTTCTTTCAAAATTAGATAGTGAAACTGATAAATTATTAAGTAATTTAAATTCCTTTTTAAGTAATAAACGCAAATCAAATCCTCAAAAAAAAATACTAAGAAATTTAAAAAATGTTAAAGATATACCATTGGATGATGTTAAAAAAGGTGGGGTTAAATATATTTCAAAAGAAGATGAAAATTCTCATTTTTTATACCGGTTTTTGTTAATGATTTCAAAACAAATAGCAAATGATTTTCCTATAAATTTAATACAAACAAAGAAAAAATCTTCAAAAATAGAATGTCCTCTTAGATGGGAATTTTCTCAAAGTCATTTTAAATCACTTGAAAACTCTCTTTTTAAAGAATTGGAAGGTTTAAATCAATTCCGCGCTGATGATGAATTAAATGAGATATTGAAATCTGTAGTTAAAGAAAACGTAGATGCCATAACTATATTTGAAAATATTCCATTCTTTTCAAGATTGGGCGAGATGAAAACCATTTTTGACGGTCCTGTTATACAAAAATTATCGTATTATATGTTTTTATCAATTTTGAATTCTTATACAACTATTATTGAACGTAAATTTGGTATTGTAGAAAATATGAACCGTATTGAAACAGGCAAAGCATTGGGGAAAAAAGCATATTTACAAAATAAAGTTACAGAACTAATGATTGTTTACTTGAATATCATTAAATCTTATAAATCAAATTTATTCTTAAATAGATTTCAAATAATGGAAAAAGTTAAAAAAGAGATTGAATATGAAAGAGCCGAAGTTACTTCAAAATATGCAACCTTAACCGACGATGAAAAGGACGTAGAACATTTAAAACAAAAACATAAATTAGGAGAATGGAGTGTTGGTGCTACAAAGGCTATTTTCCAATACGACCAGGAATATACAGAACAACAAATGGCAAATCTAGAAAGACGAACTTTGTTAGAATTTCAAGCAGGAAAAGAAGATAATGTTTCGATGGATAGAGTTCAAGCTTTAGATTTATCAGAAGAGGTTGATAAACTATTGAGAGAGAGAGAATCACAACAACTTATTAATGCCGAATATGATACAAGATTGGTATTTGGCGAAGATGAAGACCAAGATGATTTGGAACAATATGACATGGGTATGGGGGGATATTAATTGAATTTAAATTATTTATATATGAATAATTTAAATATGGAATTACAAGAACATTTAAAAATAGCACCTTTGCTAGAAATTGCTAATAATGAGTTAGCTATTTTATACGCAAATGATTTAATACCTGGTGATATATCTATCTGTTTTACCGTAAATACTATGAACCAACGACGTAATGTAACTAACGGTCTATTTAAAAACAAGCTGATGAAAACAAAACCGTATTTAACATTTAGTCATAATTCAATGAAAAGTTCATCCGATATTTATAAAATACTCAATACATTCTTATCAAGCGATATTATGAAAAATGTCAAATTGCCTGATAATTTATCTATAAAGTAATTTAGTTGAAAAAAAAAATATAAATATTTATATAATTCATTATGAACTATCGTTCTTACATTCGACAAAATTTAACATCTGTTTCTATTCTTATTTTTAGTTTATGTTTTATTGGCATACAACTTAAAGAACCTAATTTTTTATATAATAAGGGAAAACTTCGACAATTTGGCATTGGAACTAAAAATAAAACTATATTACCAATTTGGTTATTAAGTATGATTTTGGGTATTTTTAGTTATTTATTTGTATTGTGGTATTTAACTTATCCTAAATTCTATTAAAATTTATAATATTAAATAAATTTTAATTATTTAAGTCCTCTTTTTTTCATTTCTTTTGCTTTTCTTAATTCATCTTTTACTCTCCCTGCTGCTTTATCTCGATATTTATCAGAATTTATGCAATTTTCTATTCCCAATATCGAATTGAATGTTGAAGATATGGTTAATGCCATGCCCAATACTAACCAGCAAGCGGTTCCTATATAATCTTTAATTACTACTAAATTCCATAATTTCCCTTTATTCGAATCCCAATCGCTTCTCAGCATATTTCCATTTCCCGCAATTTTTTCTAATACGCCATCAAATCCTTCTTTATTCGGTGTTAAAAGATTTATAAATGACGATTTATCTTGATATACTTCTTTCAATAAAGAATTTGTATTATCGCCCATTGGTATTAATACTTTATTCATTGCCGATTTTGCTTGTAAAGCAACCACCATGTACCCAAATGTATTTGAAAACGGCGACTTAAATCCAGGAAAAAAGAATAATAACAATATTAATATGCCCATATACATTACATTTGACATTACTGTATATCCTACTACAGGTCCCATTTGCGACTCTCCGCAATGTGATATTGATAATTTAACATTTGAATTGATTTGAAGTATAAATGTAAATACTACTAAAGCTACTGTTAATGGCATAACCAATAACCCATTTCTTACTCCAAATCTATCTGCTAATACAAAGCGCATTATAAAATAAATAAGTAATAATGCGGAAAACATAGTTAATAGAATACCCGAACTTGGTTGTGGCCTTTCTTCATTGTTTTTTTTCGCGCTCATTTATACTTAATATGTATAATTTTTTTTGATTTTTTAGCTTTATTATTTAAGAATGCCAAGTTTGATTGAACCCGGGACTAAATATTTTTTTAGTGAAACTTTAAAAAACGTTAATATTGAAAGAAATCGTACAAATACTTTGCTATTCAATTTTTCATTGTTAATCATGTTTATTATAATCGTCTATGGTATTCTATCTTTTAGGAAAAAAAATAAACCATCGATCGATGAGGTGAAAAAAAATGAAATTTTGAAAAAAGACTACCTGTTAAACAAAGTTAAAATTTTACAAGAAAAATCTAAAAAAGAGTACGATACCATGATTACAAAATTACCACAATTTGAAAGTGATTTTGAACTGCTGCATAAAAATTTTTATAATACTTAGTATATAAATGCCCACTATTTTGGAGAAATACAATAAATATTATAAAAATGAAAACGAGTATCAAGAAAAGATTGATAAGAAGATTTTAGATAAAAAACGAAAAGATGATAATTGGCCTTACCCAAAAGACGAAGAATATAAACCCAATTTCAAACTAACTAGCAATATCAAAAAGGAAGTTAAAAAAATAACAAGTAATCAATCAATGACTTTTTCTGTTAAAAATAGAGTTTTAGAAGCAACTTGTAACACTGAAGACAAGTCCAAATGTAGCGAGGAAATGTCTATACCCTTGCCTACCGTATACCAATTCGACGAAATTAAAAAAAAATTAAGAAATAAGATTGAATTTATTAAAAAAGAAATTATCCGATGGAAATTAAATTTATTATATAAATTAGACAATGAAGATGTTGTTTTGAGAGAATTCGAACAACTAAAAGAACAACTTTCTTTTAATCAACAAAAACTTAAAAAAATCATATCCATACAAAAGAAAAAAATCATTTTTACCGTAGATGTCAATGGCGAACAAGAAAATTCTAATTTAAATGATATTGTTGAAAAATATACCAAAAATATTAATGAAGAAAAATATAAATTCAAAAATTTAATACAAGATTTTAAAAAAGATACTACCGAAACTTCCGTTTTAGATGCTGCTATGGAAAAATATATGAAAATAAAAGATTCCATCGATCAAAAACGCGAAATAGAATATAAATTAGGAAACATTGAAGTTGAAAATCATGTTAAAAAAATGCTTAGGGGCGAAGTTGAAGTAACACACATATTAATTAAAGAAAAACTTTCTTATAATAACCTTGAAATAGATGATAATTAAAGTTATAATAAATTTATATAATATATATATGAATTTATTCAATACCATTAATTTACCTATATTTATCATATCTTTAGCTATAGGTGTATTTGTTACTTATATTACTATACCAAATACCCAAAAAATAATTGTTTATCCAAATCCTAATAACATCGACCAACTCTTATATAAAGATCACGCCGACAACTGTTTCCAATTTTCTTCACAAGAAGTTAAATGCCCTAGTGATGAAAGTAAAATTCAGTCTTACGAAGTACAATAAATTTAAATTATATTGCCACATTATATATGTATATTAGACGACTTATTTACAGTGATTTTGGTTCTATTGTGATGTCTATTATTTTAGGATTAGGACTTGCTACATTATTTAGAAAAGTTTGCAATGACAGAAATTGTATGAAATTTCAAGGGCCTTCGATTGATAAAATAAAAGGGAAAATATTTAAATACGAAAATAAATGTTATACTTATAATCCAAATATAACCAAATGCGACGATAAAAGAAAAATTATTCCTTTTGCGTAAATTAATGATTTTACCAATATTTATAATGATATATATGTCATCGACTACCAATATTTCTGAATTACCAAATCAACATAGTCAAAACAACGTTGTTATGAATGTTAAAGAACATCAACAACCCGTTCAACAACAAGCATTTGCCCCAATCCCCAACAATCAAGCTCCTCAGAATACAATGGTTCCACAACAACAAATGGCGCCTTCAATGGTTCCACAACAAAATACTAATTTACAAAATAGAGATATTCCGCAAACAACCGAACAATTTAATTCTCAAGACCAAATTCGCCCCAATTATATTCCCGAACAGGATGAAATGGATGATTATATCGGCGACGAAGACACGTTGCATTCCATGATGCAGCAGAATAGACAACATGAAAATAAAAGAGATAGAATGGATATGTTATACGATGAATTACAAGGGCCTATAATGGTTATGGTATTATTTTTCTTATTCCAAATGCCTTTTGTTAAAAAGCTACTTTTAAAACAAGTCCCTACTTTATTTTCTACTGATGGCAATTATACTCTTACTGGATATGTCGCAACTACGGTTATGTTTGGCGCAACTTATTTCGGTTTTAATAAAGCAATTAATTATATGACGGATATGGATTATTGAGGATAAATTAAGCTCGACGATCTACCGTTGGCATAAAATGAGGCAGTTACCATTATACCCACAAACATTAACATCATTGCAACAATTATTATCGCCACGACTGACATTTCATAGTTAAGGGAAATAATCTTTAACTTAGTTTCAATTGTCCTTTATTTCATATTTTTCTCTCCCAAAACTAAATAATTTTAAATTTATATATCTAAAATTATTTTTGATAAAATGCATCCACCAAATGTTGGTGCAATACTTCTTTCTCTCTTGATTAGCGTCTTCTTTTTGTTTTTCTTTTTTTTCTACGTGTTTTTCTCTTTTTCTTTTTATATTTCTTTTTTTTAGTATAACACCACTCTCCGCCACTACCCATATCTACGTATTTACACATAGGGTCCTTTTTACACCTTTTTTTATTTATTCCATATTTACCTTTATAATATTTCTTACAATATTTTTTTTTCTCTTGTTTTCTTGCACTTTCCCATTTATCACCACCTCTTTTTTTACGCGTCCTTCTTCGGCGTTTACCACCGGTGGTTATTATTGTAGAACTTCCTGTAGAACTTCCTGAACCATCTCCTTTCGGATCTCTTGGGTCTTTCCGTGGTCCTTTTCTTGGTGGATCGCCTATTTCAATATATGTAGGGTGCTCTTTCATAACCCTCCTAGCCCAATCAATATGTTTTTTTATTACATATATCGATGAAACTAATGGGAATATATAAATAAAATTACCGGTTGATCTAGCTAAATGTCCAAATTGCGCCATTAATTGAACTACGAAATTATTTTGAACGTCATGGTTTTTATTTATAAACCAATTTTTCATTGAGTGCGTGACCTCATGTCCCCATTGTCTGAAAGATCTTGAAGAAGTTTCAGGTGCTGGAGGTGGTGCTACCGTTTCTGCTTCTATTGTTGCGATTTGTGTATCTGTTGCACCTGGTAAATAATTTCTAATTGTTTGTAACCACGTTATTCTTTGTTGTTGTTGTTCTGCTGCATTAGCCAGTCTAAAATTTTCTACTCCTGTTCGGAAAGCGTGCGATATGCTTTCTTGGGATAAGGCTTCTGTTCTATGCGCTTCAACTCCGGATTGATACTCAACCGCAGCAGTATTTTCTTCTATTATCCAAATAAAGGTACTTATAAAATCATACCAAAGGTATCCTTGAACACTAGTACATAATAAACAAGAAAAGGGTATAATAACATATAAATATAAATTATAAAACCATAATTCCCTATCTTTATTTTGAAAATTAGAGCTTTGTCTTAATTCATTAGTTGCTTGACCAAATATTCTTTGAGCAAGTTGATATAAACCTTCACTATCACCCGGAACGGATTCGTCTAGGTCTTCTGCTAATTGTTGAGCTCCTTGTATGAGGCTTTCTGTTGCTCCAATTCTTTTCCCCATTTTACCTAATTTTGTATTTAGACGGCGCCTAGAACTTGACCTTCTCGCTCTTTGTCCTGGCTTCTTCTTACACACAATGCATTTACCATCTTGGTCGAGTATACATCGCTGACACTTTCTGGGGGCACCCCCTGACATAGAATTTGTTTTTTTCAAAACATTTATTAAGGTTTCATATAAATTTTTAAATGTCTCTTGGTCTTTCTTTGGTATTTTATCTATATAATTTGTATATTCTTCAATTTTATTTATAAGATCTTTTGTCATATATATATAATACGCGTATATTTAAAAAATCAATTCTGTAATAATATTTCAATGGAATTAATAAATAATTTAGCTGAGAATTATCCTAAAAATAAAGAACCTCTCATTTATAATGTTGTATTGGAAGGTGGTGCTTTTAATGGTATATATTCTGGAGGTGCATTAATATTAGTAAAACAACTTGAAAAAAAGCACTATTTAAAAGTTAATAAATTATCTGGTGCCAGCGTCGGTGCTTTAATTTCTTTTTTATATTTGATGGATAAATTAGATACGCTACCTAAATGCTTTTCTAAATTAAGAAATTCATTTAGAAACGATTTCAATTTTTCTGTTATAGATGATATTATTAAAGACTACATAAATGATTTGGATGATGAAACGTTTGATACATTTAAAGACGGTAGATTATATATTACATATCATACTGATGCTGGTGAAAGAATTATACAAAGTAAATTTAACAATAAAAAAGATTTAGAACACGCTTTAATTAAATCTTCTCATTTGCCTTTTATTACTACTAAAAATTGTTATAGAGAATTTGATAATACAAAATATTTAGATGGTGGAACACCTTATGTTTTTAGAGATATAGGAGAACCGAATGGTAAAAAATACACCTTATATTTAAATAATACTATTTGGAACAGGTACCTTGTTGTAAAAAAAGAACATAATGCGTATGGTAGATTATTAGAAGGAGCATTAGACGCCCATAATTTTATATTAAAAAATCAGAAGGGTTTTTTATGTAGTTATATTGAAAATTGGAGCTCTACTGATTATTTTATATTGAGATCCAAAGAACTTTTTTTTATAACCTGTGTAATTTTTATGAAATATATTTTAATTATTAATAAATATTTGAAACCATTTATCAAAGATATAGTAATATATAAAATAGCACATTCATTTATAAAAGAATGTGTGACAGATTTTTTACTAATAAAATGTTTATAATATGTATATGGATAGATTCGATATAGAACGACAACTACAACGACAAGAACAACAAGTGGTCTCTTCAAAGGGTGTCGGAAAGCAAGAAATCATGTTTTGGAGATTTAATGATAACAACAATAGTCACGTATTTATCAAAGCTTTATTTTTATTATTATTATCAATATCAGGTGGATTTACATCGAAAACGTTAGGATGCGGAACACAAAAAGCATTTCAAAATATGACAACCAAACACATTATATTATTTGCTTTGATATATTTTACACTTGATATATCGGAAAGCGGCGATGCTCCTCCAATTCATCCAATCGTTCAATTGCAACAATCATTTTTCTTATATGTTGCGTTTGTTTTATTTACAAAAATGGATTTTTTCTTTACAATGATCTCGTTTGGTTTGTTATGTCTTAGTTATGTAATTGGTAATTATGTAAGCCATTTGGATTACAATATAAATAAATTACAACAAACTAAAAAAGATGCCAATGGTGATGACAAAACAATAAACGAGTATCAAATATTAAAAAATCAATCAAAAAAATATCAAATGTATGCAAATTATATTAGCGTTGGTGTTTTAATAATAGGTTGCGTATCATACTTAATAAAAAAGAAAAAAGAATATGGTTCGCGTTTTAGCTATGTTACATTTTTTCAAGGGGTACAAAAATGCGAGGGATTATAATTATTATATTTTAAATCTAATAATTATAATATTATTCCTGATTATTTAAATTGAATTCCAAAGATATTCGATTTTTTTCTTTTTTTTGTTTTCCTTTTTACATTTTTTTGCTTTTTTGATTTTTTTCCTTTTTTTGTTTTCTTTTTTCTTTTCTTTTTTTTTACATTTTTCTTTTTTTTGTCTTTCTTCTCAAATTTGTGTTCGTTTTCTTCGTGTGGAACATATCTTAAAAAATACCAATTCCATTCTTTACTTCCTCTTTCTCCCTTTAATCGGTTGAAATTTTTAGTTTTTTCGGATTTAATATCTTCCATGCTGTGTTGCTTGCCATAACAATTAATACTAAATCGTTTTAACAGTCCTTTTTGCTGTAATCTATTCTTTTCTTGAACTCTATATAGAAATTCGCTCATACAAGTAATACGTTCGATATTATAGTATTTCCTACCTCCATATAAGAAGGCTAAATAAAAACTAAGCATCGTATCTAGTGTCGCAATCCTGATGGTTTTTCCTTTAATATCTAATTCATTATAACTATGACACGCAAGTGGTTTATATATAAAAACAATACTCTCCGGTCCTATTTTAATTTCATAATGAGGTGCTATTATTTCCCCGATTCCATCGTGTTTTATTATCTTAATATCTTTAACACCAATTGAACTTAATTGTTCTTTTAAAATACGCGCGGTAGTTTCTGGTTCTTCGGAAAGAACATCGAAGTCTGGAATTTTTGGAATAGATTTTTTTGATATGGTATTTATATTTTTAAGATATAATCTATTTGCGTATGCTCCAAAAAATACGCAATTTTGGTTTATCAATGAATTCTTAGTTGTTATAAAGATTCTTTCTTCAATATTATTAATAAATATATCTTCTTGTGTTACATTTCCTCCTTTCATTATAGTTTTCTTTAGTCCATATTCAAATAATCGTTGTATTTCATCTATATTGCATTTTTTACCTCGCAATGGATAATGTTTATTAAAAAGAGATAATCTTTTTAATACTTTTTCCCAACGACTTACATCCCCATCTGGTCTAGATAATTCAAGATACATTGACATTCGCAAATAGTTGATCGCACAATAATATATTCCATTTACTTTGCTGGAATCTTTCATTATTCTATCATACAACTCTTTCGGTAAATATGTTATATCTGCGACCGGAATATAATTTACAAATACTTTGAATGTTCCTGCGTGCATGCCAGATTTGGCCTCTACTTCAGTATATCCTTTATCGTAATATATATCTGCTAAAATTTTCGCATCTTTTAAAGGTTCTGGTGAATAAAAATCATAATCAGGCAATTCAATTTCTTTATTGTAAAATTGGTCATTTCTTGGTAATAAATTATTTATTGCTGTTCCACCATAACATATTCTTTTTGTATCCCTTAAAAAATTTTCTACTATTTCTATTATGTTAATTACTTCTGGAGAATTCATTGTTTGTCTACCTTGTTTTGATGTTATTCTATCTACCGCATCTCTTAATATTGATAATTCTTTTTCTTCGAATGTTAATTTATCATTAGAATTCATATATATATAATAAATACATATAAAAATTAAAACGTATAAGATTTTCCAGTAGTTGGATCTACACGTTTCTTTGTTTTATTTAATCCTTCCCCTGTTTTATTAATTTGTATTGGTTTCTTAGTAGTTGTTCGTATGCGTCGCATATCTTTCTCTTTTAATACAATTTGTGTCCCTTTTTCTCTAAAAAATTTCATATGGTCTTTTAACGAATCAACCGCTAAACCATAATTCATCATTATAAATTGGACTCCAAATGCCCGACAAGCTGACGAACTTAACTGTGTCGCCGGATGAGTATCGTCGGGAACAACCAGCGCAAGTTTGTCTTTATTTTTTTCAGTGTAATCTTGCCCTTTGCGTGTTTTTACCCCATCACTTGTTTCTTTACGTAAATTTCCTGAAACTGATAAATTTACCAATTGATAAAATTCGTTATTATCTTTATAATTTTCACAAAAATCTTCAACCATTATAACAACTTTCCCTTTCAAATCTTTCAATGGCATTAATTCTATTTTTTTCCTTTGTGGTTTCACCAGTTTGCCTTCTTGTGCGTATATTGATGGCAACAATCGATTACTAAATGCTTTATGTAATTCCTTTTTTAATACATCAAATACTGCTGGTTCTTTAGTTTTTATTCTCAAATTTATAAATATCGGATCTAAACTATTTGGTGCTACTGAAAACCCGTACGCATTTATCATGTTAAATGCTTGTGTTATATTTACATGATTATAACTTCCTTTTTGAGTTATTGTAGTATCATAGCATTCAGATTGAGTCGTTATTTTTAATGGGTTGTGCCCGCTTGCTATTACAACCGACCTATTGGGAAGCATATATATTTCAAAATCGACTACTCTTATTCCTCTTTTTAATACCATTTTTAATGGTTCTAAACTTACTTCATTATCTTTTGTGTTGATACTACAGCAAGTATTATAGCTTCCAGCAATATGAAAATCCACTAAAGCGTAAGTATTGATCTCTTTTGTAGTCACTGCCGATTGAACTTGTATTGATTGGCTTTTTAAATATTTGGCAAGTCTATCGATCTCACCATCTGGTGCATACAATTTTGTTCTTGCTATATATGTCACAACCGCAATCAATGACGCTATAAACAAGGTCCAACCAATAATATAGATATTTCTTTTTGATAATAAATTATCGAATATATCTTTAAAACTCATAATATATATATTATTATATAAATAAATAATATATATTATTTATATTATGACTGGTGGATTAATGAATTTAACAGCTCAAGGCAATGAAAATATTATTTTAAACGGTAATCCAAAAAAAACTTTTTTTAAAGCCGTATATGCAAAACATACTAATTTTGGATTACAAAGATTCCGTATAGATTTTGAAGGCAATCGTGTTCTGAATTTTACTACACCAACCGTATTAGATTTTAAAATACCAAGATATGCTGAAATGTTACACGATACATATGTGGTTGTTACTCTTCCTCATATATATAGCCCCCTTGTATATGATGGCACAGCTGAAATCGGACGAAATTTAGTTCCCTATGAATTTAGATGGATAGAAGAAATCGGAACCAATATGATTTCAGAAGTAGAAATTTATAGTGGCGGCATCACTTTAGCGAGATATTCTGGCGAATATATTTCTTGTTTAAAAGAAAGAGATCTGTCTTTGGCTAAAAAAAACCTATGGAACAGAATGACTGGAAATATACCAGAAATATATGACCCAGGAAATTCAAATGGTAATGTCAATGTTTATCCAAATTCAATGTATATGGATGAATCAGGGGTCGAGCCGTCCATTCGCTCTAGAAAATTATATGTTCCTTTAGATTCTTTTTTTTGTCAATCAAGCAAATTATCATTGCCTTTGGTTGCTTTACAATATTCCGAAATTTCTATTCGCTTAACTTTTAGACCTACATATGAATTATATAGCATTAATAATATTAATGATATTCAAGATGATTCTTGTATTAGTTATCGAATTCAACCCAATCCCAACGAAATCAATAATCAATTATGGAGATTCTTACAACCTCCACAAGATGTAGCCGCGTCACACGAATTTTATAATACAACCAGAAACGATTGGAATAGCGACGTTCATTTAATATCCACTTATATCTTTTTAGATCAAGCTGAAAGACAAATGATGGCCGCTCAGCCACATAACATATTAATTAAACAAGTTCATACATTTGATTTCTTAGGACAATCCGGTTCAAAAGTTTTAAATCTCGAAAGTCGGGACTTAGTTTCTGGTTTAATGTTCCGATATCGAAGAAGCGATGCTAAATTTAGAAATGAATGGTCTAATTATTCCAATTGGGCTTACAACAATGTTGTTCCACAACAAATTTCAGATGAACTTCCCTTATTAGCAGGAAATGAAATTCCTAATCCAAATAATTTCCATATTACTGGTGCTATTGGCGAATATCCTTATAATCAAAAACATATTTTATCAGATTTCGCTTTAATTATGGGAGGCGTTTATAGGGAAAATTTATTAGATTCTGGTGTTTATAATTATATTGAAAAATATGTTCGCTCAGTAGGCGGGGCAAAAGATGGATTATATTGTTATAATTTTGGTTTAAATAGTGAAAAAAAACATTATCAACCATCCGGTGCCATGAATGTAAATAAATTCGGTTCCATTGATATTGAATTCAATACTATCGAACCACCTTTTAATCCTGAAGGTGCTATTGTTGATTTTATTTGCGATACTAGTTCTAATCCGATTGGTTTCCGTAAATCAACTGGTTCATTAAATACATACAATTATGATTTAAGAATATTCGAAGAACGTTATAATGTTCTTGTCATCAAATCCGGAAGGGTAGGATTAATGATGGCGCGTTAATATAATTTTAGTCTAACTATATATTATATAGATATGCCTCCCAAAAAAAGTAAACCCAATAAAACCAAAAAAAGAGAAAAAAGAGAAAAAAACCGGACATGGTCACAGCACAACCAGCGCGTCGGACCATTTACAAGTGTAGCAAATCCTTTCCCTATACGTGGAAGGAAACATTTAGCACCGGAATTAGAAACGGAACTTAGGCATTCCGTCGCAACGAACACCCTCCGCAATAACCCCCTAGTATTAAGCCCTATTACTGTTTCAAATCCTCAATATTTTACTCCAAATGAAGATGGGTCGGTTACAATCAATACGCCTACCACTAGACGTACAGAGGGATTGTCACCACAAGGTGACACACGAGATGCCTATAATCCCCCTACATTATTGAACTATCGAGGACAGCAAGTACCACCAAATGATTTGATACATACCAGAAGAAGTCCTCTAAGTTATCCAAACAGTTATCCTGGAAAGCCAGAAACTGGCATAAAAGCTAGCAAACAAGCTGCTTTGGCACTGATCCACAGACCAGAACCAAGATACTTAGGTGGCAGAAAACGCCGCAAACGCAAGAAAAATACACGTAAAAAAACGCGTAGTGGAGGAAAACGTAAGAAAAATTCACGCAAAAAAAGAAGAACTCGTAGAAAGAGGAAAAAAACCCGCCGTTAATATAATATTTAGTCTAACTATATATTATATAATTAATGTCCTCGAAAAAAGCAAAAGAAGCGATGAAAATTTTAGGTTTAACCAATATAGAAGTTAATGATGAAGATTTGGATGAACACATGGAAATGCTTGAAAATATGGTATGGAATCCAGAAACCGAAACATACGAAAAAACAGAAGAAATTAGTTTGATTCCCAACACCTTCGGAAGCATGGCTAATTCAGATTCTAGTAGTTCATTAGAATTACTAACAGAAGAAGATGATGATGATGTAAGAAGTCGTCGTAGTTCATTTTCTTCAGATGGTTATGTATCATCTGGATACGGTTCGGATAAAGAACGTCATATACCAGATACATCTGCTTGGCATGCGAGAAATGCTGCTATAGATGATGCAAATGAAAGACATAATATGAGAAGAAACTTAAGTCAAGCTGAAGCAAATCAACGCTGGCATAACCACGATGATGGTATATTTTCTGACTCTGAAGACCAACGAGCATATGATGATGACACGAATGAAGCATACGCACAAATGGAAGAAGAAGAAGAAGAAAAGAAAAAACTAGCAGCTAAAAAAACAGCAGCTAAAAAAACAGCGAATGTAGATGAATTAGCAGGTTCTTTATCCACAATGACCGTTTCTGCTTCTAAAAAGGGTGATAAGTTTACAACACGACGATTAAAAGATGGTAACACAGATATAAAAGGGAAAAATGATAAATGGTTACGATATAAACAAAACAAGAGAACCGGTGAACTATCTAAGGTAAATCCTAAAAATTATACAACTGAAGGAGATAAAGTATTTAAAAGTATCAAAGAAAAAAATAGTAAAAAAGGAGGTAGAAAATCAAGAAGAAAGCGAAAAAAGAAAACGCGTAAAAAGAAAGGTGGAAAAAAGAAAAAATCAAGACGAAAACGGAAAAAGAAAAGAAAAACCCGTCGTTAATATAATATTTAGTCTAACTATATATTATATGGATAAACTAGGAACAAAATTTGATACAATTACATCTAAAAATGGAATTAAATATGACCTTTTTAGATTAGATAAAGATACCGGGGTTGATAAGTATTTAGAAGGTAAAAAATTTAAATGGAATGACAATGTTATTCATTCAGCATGGAATAAATTAGGTGAAGAAGTAATGAGAATGATGAAAGCTCAAGTTCCAGATAGTAAAATTACAGAAAAAAATTATCAACAATGGGTTGATGTTGTAGAAGATGTTTTTAAAGAATATAAATGTGACCCAAATGTTAAAGATGCTTTATGCAATTATATTGATAAAAAACCAATTCTTATTCCAAATTATCAATTTAGTGATGACAATGACGAACATCAATATATTAAAATTCAACATGCAAAATCAAAAGATAATCCTCTATTAAATGCAAAAAAAAGATTAACAGAACGAGAAAAACGTCTAGATATGTTAAAAAAAATGGGAATTACACCTCCCCCTCCTCAAGCACCAGTAGAAAAAAAACCTTCTGTTCTAGAATTAGATTTAAAGGAATTTTGGGAAAAACTACAATCAAAAGGAAAAAGAAAAGATTTTACTTATGGAGAAATGATAGAATTAGTAAAAACATATGATTCATTGGTATCAAAACATGGAAATTTTGAAGACTTTCATACATACGATAAAGTATATTCGCAACTACTTGTTGATACTGGTCGTGCTAGAGATACTGTTAAACACAATAAAAAAAGAGGTAAACAAATATTGGATACTATAACTGAGATTAAAAAGAGAATGGAAGATATAGAATGGATGCATGCATTTATAAATGATAAGAAAAATGCTAAATTTTATTATAAAACAATGGGCAGGTTCAAAGAAGGTAAAGGTGGAAAAATACATTATTATCAAGACGAACCAGATGATAGTGAATCCAATAAAAATTTAGTTGACAGGGAATGGAGCCAAAGGATGCGAGCGGATATTAAAATATTAAAAATGGCGTTGGATGCTGATATTGAATTAATAAAATATAATTTAAATTTAACCAACGACCCAGGAAACAAAGAAAAACTTCATGAAAAACGTCCTCCAAAATTTGTACCTCCAGCTAAAAAAAAGGCACCATCAAAACAAGTTGTTTTGGGAGATGGTAGTGGTGCTATGAGTGTAGGAGCAACTTCACAAGCGAAACCTTCGTCTGATTATGAACCAGATGAATTATTGAAATACGGATGGAAAAAACTAGAGCATCCAAAACATCAAGGTAAATATGTTTACTCTAAAAATATAAAAATTTGGGCACATGATAAGAATTCAGTATTAAAATATCTAGAAGTTGAAAGAGCAAAAAAGAAAGGTGGTAAAAAATCAAGAAGAAAACGTAAAAAGAAAACACGTAAAAAGAAAGGAGGAAAAAGAAAGAAAACTAAAAAAAGAAAAATGCGTAAAAAAAAGAAGACAAGACGTTAATTATATATAATATTTAGTTATTATATAAATGAGTTCAATAACTGCAGGAATGGCAAATTTAGGTGTTTCGCGCCCAGGGACCGCGAGAAACTATCCTCCCAGCATCAAGGGTTCGAGGAAAACATATATAGCAGCAAACAAACCGGTATATTCGAATGTCATGGGTAGAAAACTTGATTACGGTACTGGTACAAGAACCGCACCAGGTGGTAGAAATAGAAGACGTAAAAAGTCAAGAAGAAAATCCAGAAGAAAATCCAGAAGAAAATCTCGTAAAAAGAGAAGACGTGTCAACAAGAGAAGACGTAGTCGTAAAAGAAGACGATAAATAAAAATGTATATTTTAAAATTTAATATATATTTTTAAATTTGAAATGATTTGGGAGAGAAAAACTCTATATATTTTTTAGTTTTTTAGACCAAACAAGATGTTGTCTACATATAGGACAAGTCATATTTTTTTTATCAACCCACTCTAATATACAGTTAGTATGAAAATAATGGCCGCAAGGCAATTTGGCTTGATTTTTTGTTAATTTATCCAAGCAAATCGAACAGTCGTCTTCTACAAATCGGAGGGACCCTTCAGGATCGTAAAAAATAATAGGAGTTACTTTGGGACTTTTGAGTGGAAATAATTTTCTTACAAGAAACATTTATAATAATATATAAAACTATTTTTATTATATATATTAATGAGTATAAATCTAGGTGCGCCTAAAAGCAATGATGATGAATATTACACGCCTCAATATGCTATAGAATTATTAAAAGATTATTTACCCGGGAAAAAAAAAGTTTGTTGGGAAAGTTTTACATCGGGAAATCATGAATATATTGAAAGTCCCAAGTATATCAAATCGCTTGGATATGACGTAATTGCCGACGGGGAAGATTTTTGGACGTCAAATAAAGGAGATTGGGTATGTAGCAACCCACCATATCATACCCCAAGGGGAGAAAAGAATATAAAAACAAGAATTATAGAAAGATTATGTTTATTAGATAAACCGTTTTGTTTATTGCTGCCAACATTATATTTGCATACTAAAACTTTTAAAGAAGTAAAAAAAAGATATGGAAATTTTCAAATTATAATGCCTTCAAAAAAAATACAATTTTATAAAGTAATAGATGGTAAAAAAGTACAACCTAAAAAGGGTTGTAATTTTTATACATTATGGATATGTTACAAAATGAATTTACCTAGCGATTGGATTCTTATTTAGCGCTGAAATCCCAAATAGCATCATAATTAATTGGTCCTTGTTTTGGATTTGGATCTTGTGGTTTATAGTCTGTTTTATATGCTGTTTTTGAACCACCTAATCTATTATCGTTTGCTCCAAACAGTCCAGTGGTTGCTTTTGTGGCAAATAATCTAGATTTCGCATATTTTTCAGTCTCACTAGTTCTGGTATAATTATTGGCAAGAGCATTTAAATCGCGTCCCTGTTCGTCAACTTCAACTAAAACTTTATTACAGTTGGATACGCAATGTGCTTGAGTATAGCGACACCCATCTCTTTTTACATCATAAGGATTTCCAGGCCCGCTTTTATCATAGTTTTCATAATCTTTTTCGAATCGGTCTTTACATCTATAACTACATTTTCTATAAAATTTATCTTGTCCTTCTACTACCATTCTAATTATATCTTTACCACAATTGCCATCTATTAAACTAGGTTTTACACAATTTTTAGGACAAAATAAATCTTTCTGACTTGTTGCGCTTATAACTTCTGCTTGAGGAACTCTATTTTTTGGTTGTTGTTTCATAAATCTTGGTTCTATTTTGTATGGAACTTTTTCAGATATTTTTTTAAAATTGCTTTCTTTATTTTCACCAATATTTATTGGTTTAACGGTGAAAGTTATAGCTTTAATTTTTGAAATAGCTTTTTCCATCATTTTTGCCAATTCTTCTTTTTTCTCATAACCAAGCGTATTCGCTATTTTTTTAGCGATTTCATCGTTGAATTTCTTGTTAAAATATGGATCAGTATCTAAACCTGCTAAAAAATCGTCTTTATGAGTTTCTATTATATCACTTGCTGGAATACCAGAGGCTGCTTCTTTATGAATTAAATAATATCCGATACTTCCAGCGTATTCAAAGCCTTTCCATTTATCATCAAATAATTCTTTGGTAATTTTTTTAATTTCTTCTGGACTAGAATTTACAGTTTCAGCATTTTTGATATTGGTAAAATACATTTTCAGTTTATTTTCAGTATATTCTACCCGTTTCGAATCTCTTGTTGAGGTAAAACTTTCTATTTTATTAGACTGTTTTGGTATGAATTTAATATAATCTATTTTTCTTCTTCCACGAGATTTATCTTGAGTTAAATCGTTATAATTAGCGTAATTTGTTCCCAATACTTTTAATTTATCAGAAGAAACCCCTTCGTTTTGTAAATTATGGATTAGTTTTTCATTGACGTAAATTTTTACATCGTGACCTTGTTCTGAGCTTTTCCTTGTTTCATATTTAATTGTATACGGACCTTGTTCTAACATTCTTTTATATCGTTTCCCACTTTTCCCTTTAAATATTGAACCGTCGGCAGAATAACCATCTCTATAAACACCCAAGGCTAACCCATCCCCGTTTGGGTCGGTTGAAAACCCCCAATTTCCTTGAACTGTGCTATGAAGTATTTGGCCTGGTGGTATTGCCAATTCTACATCATAATCATCAAGCCTAGGAAAAACTATTTGTTGAAACTTATTATTATCAAACATTTTTTCTCTATTTGAAACAAAAGTATCAGGAAATTCACCAGTATGAGAGTAAGTAACAAGTGCTTTTCCGAAATGATAACTTACAAATATAAAACTTATTACACAAATCAACAAATATACTTTCCCCCATATAAATAATACTTGACCTTGAATCGCATCTAATATATTATCCGACATTATATATATATTTGCGAATATTTTATATGTTACAAATTTAATGTTTAATCAAATATTAAATTTGTATTATCCCAAAGCATCCGGGCGTAAATGTGGTAATGTTGAATCTTTATCGCAAAAACTCTCAGATACATTATAATTTTCAGTATAATATCTTTTTGCATCTCCAAATATATGTGATACAACCCAAAGGATTGCTATTGTTGACACTATTGTCATTATTGTTTTCCAGTTATTTATTATACCATCTTGTAATTCATTAAATAAACTCATATATATATCAGAATTATTTTTATTTAGCTCCTAAAATACTTTATTTTTTTTATTTTATAATATTTGTTTTTATTATATGTCAAAAACAGTAAATGATAGTGAAAAACCTGATTTGGAAAAAGATCATAAAGAATTTTTAAAAATGAAAGAAAATTTAATTAATAATAAAAATGAAATGGTTTCGGAAGACGACCCAATTGCAAAGGAAATGAAAGCCGGTAAAAAGCCAGATAAATCTAGTGTAGAAAAAGGACAATCACAAGAAGGGTTTTCGAACCAAGAAGGGTTTAGCTTTAAAAAAAAAATACCTAAACCAACACCGGGAAAGCAACGATGGTACATGCCCATTTTTGTCTTTTTCGGAAGTGTTTTTTTAATGCCTTTTATTGCATATTATAGTGTTAGTTTTCTGGCATTATTAAGAGGTTTTAAAACCGAACGCATGGTTTCTGGATTAGACAAAGAAAGGTCGCCGTACACTAATATTGGGGCAAGAACTCCCGAATTTGCGTTTGAAGAACAACTCTGGTCCATGAAAAGACACGGATTTCCTTATAATTTTCATGAACCAGATTATCCCAATTCTCTTTTTTCAATTTTCTCAAGATACACCATTGAATCTTGGGTTTTAGCCAGACATTGGACCGACTACGCCATTCAATTTGCTCGCAATATTGTCCCATATTCCATACAACCAAATTATTCTGATGCTGAAAAAAGTAAAATGTTTCATTTATTGGAACTTTTAAATGTTTTTGTATGGACTCCCCTTGTATTATTAGTGGTCCTTGCTTTTGGAATATTGCTAGGACCATTATTGGTGTCATTAAAAGCCGTAATGAATAGTAGTCTTAGATATAAAGAGTTTCCTTTCATTGATTTTAAATCTTTGTGGGCAACCACTATATACTTTGGTCTCAATATAATCCCATATTATGCGTTGATGCCAATATATTTGTTATGGTATGTCTTAATTAAACCTTGGAATACACTGCACGCCACAGGAAATTCTGATTGGATAAAACATATATTGCAAAAAAATTATATTTGGATATTCGCCATTGGTTGTATTGCCTCCGCTGGTTCTGTTTATGCCGAGTATAAAAATACCGATAAAATGTCTTTGTTTTTAATACCACTTTTCCTATCAGTATTTTTTCCATTTATTGCTTGGGGCGGAGCTATTCCTTGGTGGAAAACCATAAAAACAAGAGAAGGTAATGTTTGGAACTTTTCAGTTCCAGCTGCTTCGCGATTATCTACTTTATTATATTCTTCAAAAGGCAAAGATAAAGAAGAAAGAGTTGAAGACAAAGACCCTATTCATAATATACTTTGGCCTCTTGAAAGTTTGGGAATTTTTAACACGATTTTCATCTATCTTGGGATTGGCTCAAAACAAACAAATGATAAATCCAGAAAAAAATCTGGTGCGGGCGTTAGTTCGCCGCCTAAAATAAATCCATTATTCGGTTCAATCGCCAAAGCAGCAATTAAATCAACCCCACAAGGTAGAGCAGCAATGGCAGTAACAAAAAAAGCCGTGAAAGTCGCGAAAGTCGCGAAAGCCGCGAAAGCCGCGAAAGCCGTGAAAAAAGCAAAATAACTTTATAGTATTAAAATTATTAATTAAAGATTAATTATAATTTTAATTTAATGGGAAAAAAAAGGAAAAAGCCAATTACAAGAGAGCAGCCGTTTGTAAGCGTATGCACTCCAACATATAATCGCCGTATTTTTATATCACAAATGGTAAAAAATGTTGAAAAGCAAGATTATCCAAAAGATAAATTTGAATGGATTATTATTGATGATGGCAGTGACCCGATTGAAGATTTGTTACCAAAAGATTTTGAAACCGAATTAAATATCAAATATTATCGCTATGAAGAAAAAATCAAATTAGGGAAAAAACGCAATTTGATGCACGAAAAATCATCTGGAGAAATATTAGTTTATATGGACGACGATGATTATTATCCACCAGATAGAATATCCCACGCTGTAAAAAAATTACAAACAAATCCTGACGCGTTATGCGCTGGCAGTAGCATTGTTTACCTATATTTTAATGATTTAAAAAAAATATATCAATTTGGTCCATACGGCCCAAAACATGCAACCGCAGGGACTTTTGCTTTTAGGAAAAAATTACTTGATATAACTTCGTATGAAGATGATGCCGATATGGCGGAAGAAAAACATTTTTTAAAAAATTATACAATTCCATTCGTCCAATTAGATCCCGTCAAAACTATTTTAGTATTCGCCCATCAATTCAATACTTTTGATAAACGAAAATTATTAAAAAACCCACATCCTAACTTTGTAAGAGAAACTAAACTAACGGTGAAAAATTTTTTAAAAAAAAATAAAGAAGCCATAAATTTTTATATAAATGTATAATATAATGGTTGTAAAAACATTAAAAAACATTATTAAATTGGTTGAAAAACAAAACCCTATATTGCGATTAGTTCTTTATGTTGGAATCGCGGCTTGTATTTACCAATTAATTTTATTGATTCAATGGAAAGTAGCCGAACAAGGACTATTCGTCCAAGAACCATTTACCGGTCAAGGAAAAGAAATGGTATTGTTTCATATGAATGGATGCGGCCATTGTAAGAATATGATGCCAGAATGGAATAAGTTTCAATCATCATATAAAAAAGCAGGAATTAAGGTTAGTAAAGTCGAACGAGCTGAAAACCCAAAGGCAATGGAAAAATTAGGAATTCAAGGATTTCCTACTATTATGTTGTTACAAAATGGCAAAAAAATTAAAGATTATCAAGGCGAACGCACCGCAACTGCTTTTAAAAACTTTGCTAATCAAGCTTAAGTTATATAATCAATAAATCTATAAAATCTTGCGATATCTAATTTATTTATCTCATAATTTTCATTATCGAAAAAATCATATATGGCATCGATACTATACTTATTTTTTAAGAAAATAAAATACGAAAATAAATCTTTTTTATCCATATTTAATTGTTTGCATAAATTTTGTATGAATAAACTATTGTTATATTCGGTTGAATATTTCGTCAATACTTTGGTAAATCTAACTTCCGATGGATTATACGAAATTTTTTTTTCCTTTTTATATTTTTTATGAAACAAATAATTATTATAAAAAGTTTTTATCAACGAACTCATTTCATTGAAAATCCATATTTGTTTTTGAAATGTAATCCTATCTATATAATCAGAGAAACATATGTTATTTAAAACGTTAATATAAAAATCTATAATTTTCCGTTTATCTTTTTCATCAAAAGTATCTATTATATTTTCATGAAATAATAAAGCAACGCTCGTTCTATCGGTTTCATTCATTATTAGCGAATGTTCTGATATTTCATAAAAATTATTTAACAATTTTTTTGTTATTTCTTTTGTATCTTCATTGTAATTTTTTTTCTGAAACATATTTTGTATTATTTTATTTTTCAAAATTGATTGATGATTTTGATATATATCATATGTTGATTTTAACTTTCGCAAATCTCCTTCAATAAAATTAACTATATTTACTAGTAAATTCTGATCCATAGTAGGCATTAGTAAATTAATAATTTTCTTAATTTCTTCTGTTGTTGGTTTTTTTATTTCAAATGTATTACATATTTTCATCATTTCTTTTATTTTTTTATCAATATGATAATTTCCAATACATATTATCGGGATCATTGTTATTTGTTCTTTTTTTTGTTTTTTTGTTTTTTTTGGTCTAATTAATTTAATTAATGAATTTATCCCCCCTTTATCACCACTATTCATACCATCTATCTCGTCCATTACTACTACTATTTTCTTTTTCTGCCCCTTAAACAAACTTATTATATTGTTATCTGAAATATTATGTTTTGTTATTGTTTCTATTATGGATTTATTCCTTATGTCACCCGCATCAAATGTAATTATATCATAATTTAATTTTTTAAGACATTCTTTTACAAAAACACTTTTACCCACACCTGGCGCCCCATATATAAACACTCCTCTTCTTGTCAATAAATTCTTTTTATTTTCTTCAAAATATGTTAGAGATTCTATAAATTTTTTCTCTATTTCTTCCCTACCTAACAATGCGTTCAAATTTAATTCATCCATTGTTTTAATATGAAATGTTGTTTGTTTTTTATATATTAACCTAGTTATATTTTTAATAATACATTCAAACATTTCCCTGAACCTTGATTACGACAATACCATTTCAGAAACTCTTTGTATTTATTCCATTTTTTACCTTTATAAATAAATTTTTTAAATTTTTTATGTTTTTCTTTCGATAATTCGTAAGCTTTGTCGAATACAAAATATAATTTATGTCTTATAATATAACGCATATATGTATTAAAAGTATTATATCTAATTAAATTCATATTTGATATTAATATATTTTTAACCCTTATCTCCATATACATTTCCCAATTTTTTTTTGAACTACAATATCTCGCTGTCAATGATAAATATTCATGTATTTTTCTCAGCAATTCACACGGCAATTCATTCAATAACCTATAATTTATTGTATTCATTATATTAAATTAGTATAAATTAATAATAATTTAATTAGCATAAACCCTGTATATTTGTGATGCCATCCCATTCTACACCACATTGTTTCGCCCATTTGCATCTTTCTTTGCGACCAGCTATACCTTTATATTTTTTAGCAGAAAAGTTTGCTGGATCGGAACAAACACCAGTTCCTAAACCTTTAACATTTTTACATGTTCCATCATCCTGAACTTCGAAATAGTCCGGACACGGTGGTACATTAGAGGGAAACACTTGGTCTGCTTTAGCTCGCATCATCATCATTGCGACTAAAGCCATGAATATTATAAAAATTACAATTGCAGCATACGTAACGGAAGATTGAAAACTTTGCGCCATCTTATATAAATTAAATAAAGATTTTTTTTATATTTAATAAATATATAATGAGTAACGGTAGAATCAATATTATGGGTCCAAATACGGGTAATTTATATCAATTATACGACCAACCACCACTAGTCAACAAATCAACACCTTATAGAAACGCCATGAACGGCAATTGGGAAACTACCAAACTTTCAAATGCTTTTTTTTCCGCCGAAAACGTTCAAATTATACAAAACGCAATTAAAGCCGGTGTATACAGCCGTTCCAACTCACAATATGTTATTGGCAATCAAGACGAAGATACTTTAAAAATTATAATGAGAAGCACTTTCCTCCAATATTCTTCAAATCAACCTATCAATATTACTTCCCAAATCGAATCGCTAAATAGCCTCGTCATAGGATATGCTGTCCCTCAAATTTTAAGTGAAGCCGAAGGTTATATTAAATATAAAAAAGATGTAAGCACTTTAGCAGTTCCGCACGCAAGGCCTAAATCAACTTACCATTCCAACACACTATTCTTTAAAGGATTTTTTTAATTAAACATATATAATGTATAATTTATAATACATTATGTATAGACCAAAACACTTATATTATCACACATTGGACACATATTGGAATAAAAATATCATTATACCAGATGAAAAAATGTATGGTTTTTTTATTATGGCTTATTTTTGTGGGGTTGCCTTAGTCTTCTTAACCTTTGATTTCTTTTTTACAGCAGCACCATAAACTCTCTTATCTCTTTCTTTTTGATATTTCTTAAATGCTACTTCAAAATTCTCCAATTCTTCCGTCCATATTTTTTCAATTCCTTTCTTTTTCAACTGAATATATTGGTGCTCAACTTTATTTAGTTCTGCCTTCAATTTTTCCCAATTTTCTTCTTCCATGCTGTCTATTCTCATACTTCTCAAATACCCATAATCTTTGTCATCATCTATAATTTTATAATTTTTATTTTTCAAAGTTTCTATTACTACATCTTTCTTTACTTTAACCAGAACTATTGTTCCTTGCATTACTTCTGATACAAATCTCGCCTTCGATGATAATACATTCATTTCCCTCTCCAATATTTTCAATTGATATTCTTTCCTACGCGCGTATCCATCCAATCTTACTGGATAATACTTATTTACTATATCTTCTAAACCAAGATACTTTTTCAATTGTTGTTTTTCATCAAATAAATACATATTTGTCGCACTTTTTGAAGTTGTCAATTTCAATGTTTTTTCAAGCATATTTTGAAATTGGTCTACCTTTTTTGTTGCTAAATTTGACAACTGACCCGGTTGAAATCTAATTCTAAAATCGACCATCGATTCTGTCCCTTCATCTTTAAACGACTTAATTATAGGTTTCTTTTTTTTACCTTTCGGTGTTTTATCATCCATCAAATATTCTAAATGTTCTTTGAATTGTGTCGTCCATAAACCAACTGGTAATTCCGTCACTCTTATGGTGTCATGGCTCAGCGTCTGATATTTACCTTTTAACATATATTTATTTTCCGCTGTTTTTGTTATACTTCCTTTAAACCCTTCATAATATGGCACCCAATCAACCGTCTGCTTTTCCCCTTTCAAACGATTTTTCAAATATTTTGTTATGGTAAGCACATTATATTGCAATACCTCGTAACTAAATCCTGTCCCAATCCCCTTTCCACCATTTACTAGTATCATTGGTATAATTGGAAGAAAATGGTCGGGTTCCACTAAAATACCATCTTCGTTCAAATAATTTAAAATTTTATCATCCTCCTGTGGAAACAACATTCTTGTCAAAGTATTTAGCACCGTATATATATATCTTGGACTCGCATGATCGCTGCCCCCTTCTAATCTTGTTCCAAATTGGCCGTTTGGCATCAAAATGTTTAAATTGTTCGAACCAAGATATTCCTGAGCTAATTTTATAATCGCTCCCACCAAAGACATTTCGCCGTGATGATATTCCGAGGTTTCAGACACGGACCCCGCCAATTGAGCTACTTTTAATTCTTTCGTCAATTTTCTTTTAAAACACGTATAAGCAATTTTCCTTTGGCTTGTTTTAAATCCATCTATCAAATTCCCAATCGACCTTTCGCAATCATATTTTGAAAAATGTATCATTTCTTTATCTATAAAATCTGCTATTGGAATTATTTCCTTGTCTGTATCTAGACGGTTATTCGTATCATAATTTCCCAACCATTCTTTCCTATCATCAGCCCTTGCTTTGTTAAATACTTTATCAATTGAATCAATATCTTCAGTCGTATTACAATTAAATGATATGATTTTCTTATTCAGCATATATTCTTTAAATTCACTCGCCGTGCTTGTACCCAACCCTTTATAGTATTTAATTTTCCAACCTTTCCCCCCATTATTCGCCTTCTTCCAAATTTCATACGCATTTTCATTATAAAATTGTTTCATACGCTTACCTTTTACCGCCTTTATAATCGGTGTATTCATATAGCCTATAAACCCATTTAGTTGAAACAATTCGCTCCATTGAGAATTAAAGAAGTTCAAACACAGTGCTTTAATATGTGACCCGTCCAAATCCTGGTCTGTCATTATCAATATCTTACCATATCTCAAAGCACTTTCTACATCTTTGATTGTTTTATATGTTTTACCCGTTTGTAAACCCATAATTTTCTTTATATTTGCGATTTCAATATTATTATTTATTCTTGCTTGTGGGGCATCCAATGTATTCATCAATTTCCCTTTCAACGGAAATACACCATACCAATCCCGATCTTTTTTAGATAAACCTGACATTACACCAGCCTTTGCTGAATCTCCTTCGCATAATATTAAAAAGCATTTATGACTTTCTGGACCCCCCGCTTTATTTGCGTCAATCAATTTTGGGATTCCTTTAATTACTCTACTTTTTTTACCGTCTGTTCTTTTAGCGGCTTTATTTTGTTTAACTTCGTTTAAAGATATGGCAGCATCCATCACACCCATTTTTGCCAACTTTTCTATCGTTTTATCTGTAATTTCAAATTTCGACCCAAATTTACTGACAGGGGTATTCATATAATCCTTTGTTTGACTATCGAACGCCGGGTTTTCGATCATACAATTAACAAATACAATCAACTGTTCCTTAATTGTCGTCGGTTTCACAGTAATCTTCTTCTTCTTTTTTATATATTCAATCATTTTTTTACATATTTGGTTTGAGATATAATCTACGTGTTTCCCCCCTTTTCCCGTATTAATACCGTTGACAAAAGAAACCTGTGTAAATTCGTCCAATGGTGACAATGTAACTACTATATCCCATCGTTCGGTCGATTGATAACATCTTTTTAATTCTTCCTTTTCCCCAATATACATATCAACGTATTGTTCGAATGATTTTATTGGCAATACTTCATTTTGTAATTTTACTTTCATTGTTTTACTTGTAACTGCCGCAATATCAAATGCGCGTTTCTGCAAATGATCCCATATACTATCTGTCATTCCATCCAATCCAAATAATTGGTAATCAGGAAACCACGTTACTTTCGTATATGGTTTTCCGGTATATTTTGTAATTACCGGCTTATGAATTTTTGTTAAATTATTTTCGACCTTCTGAATATATTTCAACTTTCTTACGTGATCGACTGTTTCAATTATACCCCATTTCGCAAATATAAAAACCAATTTTATACCAAATCCATTTTTACCACCTACTAATTTCTTTTCTTCATCATCATAATTAGTCGAGGTTCTTAAATGCATAAAGATCATTTCAGGAATATAAATTTTGTCTTTAGGATGAATTGCAATATCAATACCATTGCCATCATTTAATATCGATAAAACTTCTCCATCTCGTTCAATCTCGATGTTTCTCACTAAATTTTTATTGCTTTCTTTCGATAATTGCATGCGTACAGCGTGGTCTCTCGCATTCACCAATGCCTCGTCAAAACATTTGTAAAATCCTGGAACCCATTCAAAAGAACGCCATACTATTTTATCAGAGTCTTTATCATAAGTCCACGTTGTCGTCGTATCTTTATCGATCGCTCCGATATATGTATCTGGCTTCTTTTTTATATGTTCCAGCGCAGTCATAGACTGGTATTGCTTCGCTAGCTTTGCTTCTTTCGTCATATTCTTAATAATAATAAATTGTTTTTAAATCAAATCAATTTATTATTTCAATCGCTCGCGTCCAAACCAACTATATACAGTATATATTCCCACCAAGACATATGTCTTTCTTCTATCTCTAATTCTCTATCCAATCTTCTTCGCGCTTCCCTTAATAATTGTTCTATTGCCTTTACTTCCTCTTTTAATACCCATACACCTTTCCGATATACATGAAAGTCTTTTTTATCTGCTTTTTCCCAATCTTTATCTATCATATTAAAATTAGTATAGATTTTTTAATATCAAAATATTTTATTTGTCAAATTTAGAAAGTTTTGCGTTTATTTTTTTTCTATGCAAATTATATAATGGTAAATAGACCTCAATTTCAAAATGGTGGATACACCGTTGGTGGTAAAAAATACAAAATGCTAGTCGGTTCTAGAGCACAGGTTTGGAACGGAACAGCCCAAAAAACCAGCTATGGGCGCGCTGGTTTAAAAAAAGCAGACCTACTTATGAATAAGTGGGGACGCATTGTTTCCAAAAGAAAGCATAAAACCGGAAAAAAATCTGGATTAAAAAGACTACATGCTAAAGGATATTTCACTAAAAAAGGCCAATTTGGAATCTTCAAAAAAGGTTCCAAAACAAAAAAAGCTAGAAAATCCAAAAAAGGCAAAAGATGCAGACATAAAGCTGGTCCTAAAAAAGGTAAATACAAGAAATGTAAAACCAAGAAAAGACGTTAAATAGTTTATCAAACTTCTTGCCAATATTCTTTTAAGATTGTTTTATTTTTTATATATTTTCCAGGAATAATATTTTTGATATAGTTTTCAAAATATTTTTTACTACAACAATTTATTTTATTTTGTTTATTACAAACACCCACGTATGATAAATATGCTTGGACGAAAGACATGTTATTAGCAGGCTGGACCCCACTAGCAAACCTCGATTCAATTATATCTCTCATATCTTCTTTTTTATTCCAATAACTACAGTATATATTTTGTATTGATTTATTTTTTACCTCTATCTTTGGATAAAAATATAATATCAATTCTTTCATATCTTTCTCATTTATTACTACTTGCGAAGTCCCTTGTTCTTTTAACCATATATTGTATAATTCACATAACTCGCTTATCTCATACTCATCTTCTATGAGACCACTATTTTCATTTTCTATGTTATAAAATGAAATTGATTTTTCCCAAAACTTTTTAAAATATATAGCTGGTTTTAAAAACTCACTCGTTACATTTTCATATATATTATTATTATTATCCAATAAAAAGTCTAAACATGCTATAAAACTCGCTTTATACATTATTAATGGCAAATCTTTGCTGTCGCAAAATAATTTCCATAAAAAATACATATCGTTCTGAGAAATTGTTGCGCTCATAAGCGTCTGTGTTTTCGTCCTTAAAAATTCATTAACAATCTGTTGTTTTGTTTTTTTTGTAAGATATAATACCTTGTTTTGTAGTAAAACCGATTGTTTCTCTATATATTTTTCCGCATTCTCATATCTATTTGAATAATGACAAGATACTACGATTATATTAAATATATTTTTTTTAATATATTCGGTTAAGAAACTAATGCTTGATATTGTTTTCTTTATTTGAATTATTCTACTATGTTCATAATCATGACCTCTATATTTGAATTTAAACATGCTAAAATCTATCTCTTTTCCAAAATAATCTTTATAAAATAAATTTATCACGGTTATAAATTCTCTCGACAATTCCGGTATATAATAAACTATATCTTGCCTTTTATCTAATATACAATCCCCTATTACTGTTAAAAAATATTTAAATTCTTCCTTTGTTTCGAAGAATGTAGGACAAAAAAAATCTATCAATTTCTGTATCGTCGATGATTCCGGTAAAGCTTCAAACAAACTCCTATTCTCAATTTCCAGCAATATTTCTTCTGCTATATTACGTTTCATTGAACTTAATATTGAAGGTGGATTTAATTCTTTAATTATTTTATGATATATATCATCATATTTCATAAATTCATATGAAATATTGTCATAACAAATATACAAATGACCCTCATAACAGTGCTCATTATATTCCGAATGATATTGCATATCTTTATTATTCAAAAAATTCTCAACGTATTCATGTTTTTGTAATAATCGTTCCATTAATGTCGATTTTTCTTTTTTATAATCCGCTATTTTTTCCGGTAATTCTTTTGTAATAAATGTTTCTATTATATCAATACAATCATCGTCCGTGATGTTTATTTGCAAGAGATGAAGCAACGATTGTGTTATTCTCGAGTGGTTACTCATTATAATATATACTATAGATTTTTCTATGTATTTTTTTTATGTATTTTAAATAATAACAAAAATAACTAGTTAAATAGTAATTCATAATTTCCATTATATGACTTCAGTTGCTGATAGTACAAATAAAGGTAAAGTTCTAATACTAAAAACAGTACAAATAGCACCATTTAGAACCCTAATGACTGCTTTAAAAGATATTTTATTGGAAACAAATATTACATTTAAAAAAGACGGCATTAGAATTATAAATATGGATAAATCTCATACTATCTTAGCGCATTTATTTCTCGACGCTAATAAATTCGAACATTATTATTGTAAATATGACAAAATTATTATAGGTGTTAATATGTTCCATCTTTTTAAACTTATTAATTCTATCGATAACGACGACACTTTAACCATTGAAATCGACGAAACCGAATATACCGATGGTATTGTAGACCACCTTGGATTAAAATTCGAAAACGGCGATATTAAACAATGTAAAGAACAAAAATTAAAACTCATCGAACCCGATGAAGAAGAACTCGAACTTCCCGACGTTACATTCTCATCCATCATCAACCTACCCGCCAGTGATTTCCAAAAAATCATTCGCGATTTATCTAATATTTCAGAAAGACTCGAAATCAAATCTGTCGGCGAAGAACTCATCTTCGAATGTTGCGGCTCTTGGGCTGTCGCCAAAATTACACGGTCCGAATGCGACGGCAACATGGAATTCACCCAAAAACCCGATAATGCAAAAGTTATTCAAGGAGAATTCTCCCTTAAAAATCTCGGGTATTTTATTAAATGTACGAATCTATGCAACAGTATCGAGATGTATTTAGAAAATGACCTCCCTTTGATAGTCCGCTATGCTGTTGCCAGCCTTGGGGAAATCAAGCTGTGCTTAGCTCCATTACCTTCTATGTGAGCGTATTATGGTGTCAATCTTTTTAATCATTTAAATTTAAGCTGTAAAAAAATCCTTAAATTTAAATCTCTATTGGGTCTCTTCCCATTTTAGATGTTTATCGCTTTTCTTATGTTTTGCAAGTACGCTGGCTTGATTTTTCATTTTACTTCCACAAGGACATTTATATTTTGGGTTCTCTTCTTTTTCTTTTTTCAATCGGTCAATGTATTTTTTATGTTCTTCGGGATTTTCTAAAAATAATTTATGTATCGCAGTTTCTAGGTGATTTTTCATGTGTCGTTTTGAAACTATTACCCCACAAACACACGGTTCTTTTTCAGCGCGACGGGCTTGAACCACTTGATTTTGAAGATAAACTCTTTGATTTTCGAGCTGTGCCTCTCTCGTTCTAGCATAACGATTTCTATGATATTCTTTCTGATCTTGACTACTATTGGACATACTATAATAATACATATATATTTTTTTTTTAAATCAATTTATTGTTGGATTTTAAGCCAATTTTGATGTTTTGGTGTGTTGTTATGTTTATTTTTTGCTCCACTTGTTTGCGATATATTTATTTCTGAACCACAGTCGCATTTCCATTTTTTAACTTTACTTCTTTCTTCTTTTTCTTGCATTTTAATAGCATGGGCTTTTGGATCTTTAAAAAATAATTTATGTATAGCACTTTCTTTGTGTCTTTTTAATTTAATTCTTGAAATTAAAGCACCACAATCGCATGGCATTAATTCACTTCGATGTGCTATTACATCTGGATTTTTGTTGTATGCCGTTGTTCTTTTTTTTGATCTTTCTAACTCTTCAGGCGACCTTTTTTTTGTAACTTGTTGATGATATTCTGCGCGTGTTCTTCCGGCTTTCTTGATATTAACACAATTAACGCCGATTTGCTGAAATGTACCTTCATATTCTCGCAATTCTTTTTTCGAATTACAAGGATAATTTTTTACAAGTTCTATTCTAGCATCATCATATTGTAATATTCCAGCCGAAGAACAGTATTCGCCAGCTGTTCTTTTTTTCCCATTATTAATCCATTTTTTATACCATCTTTGATGTTCATCGAACCTAATTTCAAGGGGATTCGTTGTAGATCCAATATAAGGCAACTCGCAATGGTCGCTAATAATCTTGTAAATTTTACCTTTGGAATAATCTTCCATTATAATTAAATTAAAAAGTTTAATTATAATTCAATTTACATTCAATGATAAACGTATAATTTTGTAACACTTGCTACTCCCAACATTGGAAATATTAAATCCCAATTAAATTTTCTGGTAAAGTTTGTATCTGTTATTGCTTCGTTACTTTCAGCTTGTCTTACTATACAGCCTCGAAAAGCCTTCCTGGTTCCTAACGTAAAGATAATAAACAATAGATGCCAATTTAATAGTTCTTTGTTAAAAGATATTATTGGAATTGCGGCAAATATAATAGCCAACATATAATGATATATTTCTATTAACAAGGGTTTATCAATAGCCCTTCCTATTGTATATAGAGCAATTCCAATGATTAAATACATAACTATATACAAATCATATCCCTTCAAATTGTTGAAAAATAATATAACAGCTAATCCCGCCATACCTAAAGAATTACCCATATCGCAAGCCACTATTGCTTTATTTATTTCCATTAATATTAATTAATATTATTTTTTTGGTATAATATACTTATATGTATTCAAACAAGGATGTAACATTTCATATAATTTTGCTCTTTTGTAATCTTCATTTTTTATCCAAATACTCCAGATATTATACATCGGCAAACGCGTAACCATATATATCGAATCGCGGGGACGCACCGCATTTGGTCTTATTAAACACAATTCTAATAATTTTGAAGGATAGATTGATAAATCTTTTCTTACAAAACCCAATGGAATTTTATGTATTTTCGTTTTCTTTGTCGGATATACTTTCATACGCGGTCTATATTGATGGACGCGGTTCGTTCTATTTATAATTAACGGCGCTGTTGATGAATAGGTCCATTTTACTAATTTATAATACACTTCAATCGGTTTCATTAAAAACCTTTTTCTTTCTTTTTCTATCAAATTATTCATATATTTATTCGTAAAATTTAAATTCGATTTCGCATATGAAAATATTATTATTATTAAATCGTCCGATAATTCATTCATATGTATAATATATATATAATAGTGAATAAGTTGTAAAGGAGTATAAAATATATTACAAAAAAGTAGAAAGAAATACAATTGAAACAATTGTCAGCTATATCTGATATATTTGACATATTTGAAATATATACCAACTGGTCGCAGTCATCAAATAAATCCATTTATATTCAATATTTTTTAAAATTTAAATAGATTTTTTATTGTATTTATTACTTGTGGTTTATATGTAAAACCAATTGTTCCAAATAATATTCCAAATAATCCCCCAATTATAACTTGTTGAACGGTATGACAATTTAAATAAACTCTGCTATACATTATAAACAATGCTAAACTTGATAATATAATATTTCTTATATCATATAAAGCATAACCGTTGTATATATTTTTTAATATCATGTATGTTGTAAACCCGGTTGCTTCTTGTGAATGACCCGAAGGCATCCCATATGATGTAGTTTTATGTCCGGGCGGGTCTTTCCATATTCCACAATTGGCTGCTCCTTTCGGTCTGCTTCCTTTTCCTAATATTGGATAATATTTATCTCCCATTATAGGCTTGGCTATTTTATATTTTAACACTCCATTTATCATGTTTGATATTATCATAAATATAAATAAATAAATATCATTTATCATTAACGCATATATTATAGTAGCTGCTGGATAGAATCTGGCAAAATCATTAATTAGTTCCATATATAAATTGAATAGATTTATTTATTATTTAATATGTTATAAATAAAATTTACAATGACAAATGTATTCGTATTGCTCTTTATGGGTTTGTTTGCTCTTATATTCTTAGCGGTTGCTTGTCTGATTATTACTAGAGTGCTTGTTATTTTGTGTGAATTCTTTCTGGCGTTGTATAAATGTCTCTTTCCGGATGGCGAGCCCAACTCTTGGCATATTGGTTGTTGTTGTTGTGATATTATAGTAGATTGTTCTGGTTCTTGTTCTAATTTACCAAGATATTGCATTGCACAGACTAGAACGCTATGTAATAAAATAAATTTCCATTGCTCTAATCAATGGGGATGTATGGCAAAACATTTTGGGTGTCGTTGTTGTAGAAAAAATATGAAAAAAATTGTACCTATAAAAAAGAACTATAGTAATAATCATATTATCATAATAAATCCTTATGATAATAATTATAAAATAGGAACTGTTTCTAAAAACGTAAATATTGTTTAAATCTCCATCGACCTACGCGGTAATCTTCTTCTAGGTGTTCCAGGTAATATATTAATAATCATTTTTTCTTGTTCTAATATTGGTGGTTCTTCTTCTTTTATCGGTATATCTTGTCTACACATTTCAATATTCTTTTTTGGTTCTTTTATTATATTTTTAAATAATTCTTTATGATAAGAATCTCTTGGTCTTACGGCGTGTTTTGCTAATTCTTCAAATCTTATATTGAGTGCTTCAAGATATTTTATCTTATTAATTGCTTTTGTTTCTTTACATACCGCAATTTCTTCGGGTGTTAATCCATAATATTCTACAATATCATTTTTTTTTATTTTTATTTCTCTTAAAGCCTCAAAATATTCGTTAAAACAACCCACTCTTTCTAAACAATTTACACCTTCTTCTCCTATAAGCCAAGTCATTATCATTCTTTCTACTTTCTCTTGTAACCAACATTTCCAAGATACATAAAAAGTACAACTTAAAATTATTAATCCCCCGAAAGATAAGCCTCCCAATACAAATATATTATTTAAGTCTAATTCAAATTTTGTACTATTTTTATTGTTTTCATAGTTTTCTTTGTTTTCAACTCTTGTTATAAGTGTTTGATTAATTATTTTTCGTATTTCATTTGTTTTATTCGTCCAATTGATCCTTATTTGATATATCCATTTTGTTTTATTGATAATTATAATTCTAATTTTTTCAATTATATTAGTTTTATTTATCCATCTTATTTTATCTATCCAGTTAATTATTACCTTATCTATCAAGTTGATTTTTTCAATTATATTAGTTTTGTTTATCCATCTGGTTTTATTTATCAAATTAATTATTTGCTTGTCTATCCAATTTGTCTGATTTATGATATTAGTTTTATTTTTTATAATAATTCTTGTTATGTTAAAATATTGTTTTAAATCAGGTATATTATCTGGTTTTGATATATATTTTACACAAATAGGTAAATGATATTTATACTCATTATTCGAAGCATTTATAGTTTCACGACATGAGTGAGTTGTTATTTGTGTATAATCTTCATTGTAATAACTGCTATAAAAAGTGGTTTGGAAAGCAATGCATTTATCATTCGGAGCAAAATTATATAGGGAAGAGCTAATGGTTGGGTTTGTATATGTTGCTTCACAAGAAGCGATTCCCCAATCGATGTCATCGCATATATATTTTCCAGATCCCCCATATCCCCCATATCCTCCGTAAGGATTATTAGATTCTCCACTATCACACCATATATTATTTTTGTTCCAACTTGGAATTACCCTTGACCCCGTGCAATATACACCAATGCCCAATTCACAGTAAAATTTTACTTCTCTATAATTACAATTAGTACATTTACAAGTTGCACCTCTATGAAGCGGACACAATACTTTTACATTATTGCAATTAGTATTACCCACGGTATTTTGAGTTTGACTACCACATTTTAACTCAAATTTATATCCCTTCCTGATATTTCTTGCGTCAATTATTAAATTATTTAATTGTCCTTTATTATTTCCTGTGGCTTCTATATAACAATTTCCTGTATCACAGTATATTTTTGTCATATTACAAGCACCTTGATTTTTACATAATATAGAAACGTTGCCATAATATGTTTTGTTAAAAGCTAAATCATAATTTTTTACTGTTATCTGATTTGCTAATATTAAGAAACTTGTAAAATGAAACAAATAAAGTAATATCCTAAATAACTGCATAATATTATATGAAGTTATTTTAATAATTTGGATTGTGTTTTTTAAATAAACATCCATGTAATGCCAAACCATCAATGGGAACCATCGCTCTTGGATTTTGATTATCTAAATCTTTCATCCAAATTTTTAATATACAAAAAGTCTTTTTGGGAGATATTGTCATTCCGTTTACTTTTGAAATAAATTTTGTTTCTTTTGAAACAGTTTCCCCCGTTAAAGCAAACATACAACTATTCCATACTTCGCAGACTTGCTTATTCATCACCTTAAAAGAAAAACAACCACCTTTGCTATTTTTTGGATCTTCCCACGTTGGATTAATATCTTTTCTCATTAAAAATAACATACAGTTTTTAATCATTTTTTCAGGTATAGAATTATTCAAAGATATAATTTCCTCCATAGTTGAAAGTTCCATTATTTTAATATAGCTTTTTAAAGACCAATCTGTATCATGTGGTAAATGCGCCCACAGAACCCATTTATCACTTAATGCGTGATGTTCTGGTTTATTTAAGCAATGTTGTCCCTCCATTATAATTAATATAAATAGTTTTTATTTATATTAGTTTTTTATATTATTTCGTATTTATTATCATCTTTCAAATGAATTTGTTTATCTGGCAACAAATCAAACATCATAACATTTTGGTCCATTATATTTATTACATAATCCTCGTCTTTTAATTCATATTTATGATATTGATATAAAAACCATTTTAAAAAGTTATATCCCAATATATGATTATCTACTACAAAAAACGTTTTTAAATTATGATTTATATCTATTGTTTCTCCTTTTGATTTGAATATTACCTGTAAAAATATTTTTTTATCTTGTTTTATGATTTCATCGTTCATTACTTTTTTAACATCTAATATCGGTTCTAATATTTTGGATACATCACCCATTTTCAATATAATAAAATCAATTTCATTCCATTTTGGCGAATCACTCTCATTCATTTTATGGTCTTTGCCATCTTTTATATACAAATAAGTTGGCTTATTTATTTCTTTTATTTCTAGATCTCCCTCGCTTATTTCTTCATCTTTAAACCCCATATAGTCGTTCATAATATGATACAACTTCAAAATTTTAAAAGTTCCATTTATTAATACTGTATCTACATTTTTTTTATACTTATTATATCCAAAATAACCTATAACAGCTAATGCTAAATAATAATACATTATGATTTATTACAATATATTATTTTTAAATTATATTTCTACTTTTTAGTTTATTTAAAAACGTATTTTTGCTTTCACCGCCCAATTGTTCTCCGACATCTATACATAGAATTTTTAAACAACTCTCAAATTCTGTATCGGTTGTTCTATTTATACAAGTTTCAGCTTGATTAGCGAAAGATGCAGCAATATCCATTTTTCCCATATCAATTAAAACATTTCTAACTATTTTTACATATTCTCGTCTTTTACCGAATTTATTTTCACCAGAATATAATCTTGAGAACCAATTAAATTTATAATCTTTTCCTTTACCATCGTTTTGTATCATTGCTTTATCATAATTTAATTCATCTTCTTTTATTTCTTCCGCTTCCGTTTCGTTTGTTTGTAAATCATCCGTGGTTCTTGGTGGGTCGCCCACGACTTGTTTATCTTGTGGCTGTTCTATATGGTCATGGCTATGGTTATGGTTCTTTTTTTCATTTGAAATTAAAGGTGGTTGGTTGTCATATACTTTTAATTTACCATTTTTTGGGTCCAATCCAAAAACCGTCAACAACATCAATGTAATTATTGTCATTAACATAAAGGGAACAAATACTATTATCCACGATATTATTCCTAAACCAGAATTACACAAAAACTGTAGTAAAACTGTAAATATTACACATTGCCATACTTTCATTAATGCCGTGTTAAAATAACCTTTAACTACATCAATCCCTATTTGTGTAACTGAAAAAATTAAATAAATTAATGCTGGAGGACATAATCTTTTTAATATCATTTATATTATACTTGGAAAAAAATACCGTTTTTTTGTTCACCTATTATACTTCCAACCTCTTCATCGTCCTCTATTTTATATACGACCCCTTCTTCATCTACGTAACAAAGAACCGTATTCTTTTTATTTGAGGATTTCATTCTTTTTAAAGTATATTTTTGAATAACTGCTTTTGGCAATACAAGTTCCATTTCTTCTAATACTAATTCCTCTACTTCATCTTCATCTTCATCTTCATCTTCATCTTCGTCGCTTGCGGTGTCAATTGTCGCATATTCACCTGCTTCTTGCGCGAGTAAGACTGTTTTGGCAACAGCAACCGCAACTTCTTCTTCATCTTCTACTTCATCTTCAACATCTTCAACTTCAACTTCAACTTCATCTTCTTCTTCATCTTCATCTTCTTCTTCTTCTTCTTCTTCATCTTCTTCTTCTTCTTCTTCTTCATCTTCATCTTCTTCATCTTCTTCTTCATCTTCATCTTCTTCTTCATCTTCATCTTCTTCTTCATCTTCATCTTCATCTTCAACATCTTCAACTTCATCTTCTTCTTCGGTGGTCGTCTTAATTGTTGCTAGAGCTTTGATTTTTTGTATTTGGATTAGCATTGTTTTTGGAACACGAAATTCTGGATTTTTCTGTTCCTCTTCCTCTTCCTGGTTTGACAATGTATATTGCATATTTAATTGTGAATAATTATCATTCATTGTTGAAATATCTTCTGTGTCATCGTTATCTGTATCAATATCTGATAATCCAGCTTCTCCCCAACCTTTTATACCAGCCGATGATACAATAATATCTTTAATTACTAAATCCTTACCTAGACTTTTGTGTTGAGGACTATATGCTACAAAATTTTTAATGGCTTCGTTCAACATCAAATCAAATGTAACCCAAGTAATCCCCGGATGAGGTCCATAATTTTTAGACTTGTTAAGTTCTAAAAGTTGATGATGTGATAATGTGATATGGTAAGCGGTGTCTAATTTAATAATAATTTCGGAAACAGTAGGTTTTTTCGCTGCGGAAAAATAATCATTTACGGTGATTTGTTTTACAGTTTGAAATTCATCGTCTCGTTCTTCATCAGATGAAGATTCATAATTAACATAATTTTCACGAGGTATTACTTCATTGGATATTTGTACTTTCCTATTCTCCAATTCTACAAGTACATCGGACTTTGCTTGTTGTTTTCCAATATTATTTATTTCGCTTATATCGAGTTGGACGCCTTGCTTTGGCGCACCTAATACATTTGTAATATTTAGTTGTTGAATTGTTGCTTTTTTCTTTAATCTATCATTTTCTTCTTGTAAAATTTTTAGTTTAATTCTTAATTGAGCGTTATCAGTTATAATAGAATTATATAAACTTGAACGCATAAATAACTTATGGACTTCATTCAAATCTTTCATACAACCGCTTAGATTTTCTTCTAATATTTCACCAATACCCCTGGTAATTTGGTCTATTACATTTTTTATTTTGGGCTTATTAATTTCATTTTCTGAGCGATAGGAATTACTCATTATATTATTTTTTCCCATTTTTGTTTTATATTCTTTTTTTATGTTAATTAAACTGTTCGTGAATCAAAGTTATTATCGAATCACCTTTTTTATTCGGCATTAATTTGCCCTTTATTCTTCTATTTATCATGGGAAATGGTATATTGACTTTAATAAAATTGCCATTATCTATAAAATCTTTGAAACAAGTATATAATTTTTTGATTGGCATATATGAATAGTTTAATCCAAAATGGTTTAATTCTTTAATTATATTTTTTACGTCGGACTTTCTTTCTTCGATAGTTTTATATTCAATTTCTTTTATATTGTTTTTTATGATTTCTGACATATAAAAAATAATATATATTAATTTTTATATTAATTCGTTAATTTATTGTTATTTTTTTGAAAAAACATTATATAATGGCATCTTTAGATAAACTCAAAATTGTAATTAGTCAAACTGATTATTCAGAAGAAAAAGCAACTCAGAAATTAGAAGAATGGAATAACGACCATATGAATGTTATTCGAGAATATTTAAATCCAAAATTCCAAGAAAAAAAACCTAAAAAACTAAAATCAGTCAATCAAGAAATGATGTCGCAGATTAGAAATTATATGGACGCGATTTCGACAGATTATGAAAAACGAAAATCAGAAAGCACTAAAAATTGAAGTTAGAAGATAATATTTGATTTTTATTTTGCGTAACTTTTTTCCTCTTTAATCTATATTCTTTGCTTTTTACCCTTGTTTTATTGTTATTATCCAATAAATTTGAATAAACATTTGGAATGTCATTGTTTTCTTCGTATAATTCTGGTAATATTTTTGTCATTGGTTTATCAACAATCATCAATAATTTATCATTTTGTAGTAATTTTCTATATTCATTAATTGTAAGATTTCCATAGTATTTTTCCAAAGTATAATATGGATTTGGAGCTGGTTTGATATTGATTGTATAATTATATATTTTACTATAAATATTATTTATCAAACTATATCTTTCCCATAGTGTCGAAGCATCTATATTTTCATTTTTCAAATGGGCGACCGCGCACTCAGGACAACAAAAACACCCATAAACTTCATAACTATTATTTTCATATTTTATGGGTATATGTATAGCTGGATTATCAAAATTACAAGTGCACCAAAAACACGCTGATTTTTTATCGGAAACATTATTGTGTCTTAATTTATTTTTTAGGTGATCTAATTTGATCCATATTTCTTTTACGTTTATATCCTCTTCGTCTTTTACGGGTTCTTTATTTTTTTTATTATCAAAAATAACAATTTGTTCTGGTTTTGTATTTGTATTTTCATTTACCTTTAACTTTTGAAAATTTAAATTTTGAAGTTTTGAATTACTATTCAATTGATAGGCCGTTGGATCTGATAAATTATTAATATCGGGGTTATAACTTCCAGTTGACATCAACACTGTAGAGCAAATTTCACTTTTTTTACATTTTAAATGTAAAATTATATTTGTCGGTTGTTTAACATTTACATTTAATTTTAATTCTGATTTCTTTATTAACTTTCCTCCTTTAGGTTTTCTACCTCTTTTCTTTTTTACCGGTGGAACTACTGGTTCGGTTGATTGTTTTTTTGGTTTGCGTCCGCGCTTTTTTTTTACAACTGGTGGGGCATCTGTGTTTTCTATTTTCTTTTTCCGGGGCATCGTTTATAAACATGAAAAAAGTTTTTCTTTTAAATACTTTATATATATTAATCTAGTCATCCAACACTGGTCTTTTACTCCTACTAGGAGGCGTTATCGATACATTCATATTATAACAAGTCCTACATAATGAAGTATAATTATCAGCAGCCCCTACAACCGTTTGTTCTTGTTCGTGAGATAATCTATGTGTATAAATTGCATCTCTTTTTTTACATTTTTTACAAATTGCTTTTAGTTTTACAATATCGTCGCATAATGGTATTACATCCAATATACTCCCAAATTTTCTTCGTTTAAAATCGCCATCCAATCCGGATATATATACTTTTTTTTTATATAAATTCGATAATATGTTTACAACAGAATACAAATTTGTGAAAAACTGCCCTTCGTTTATTAAAAATATATCATATTTAGTTACCAAACTAATCGTCTCCGCGAGGTTTGTAGCAGATAGATACATGCAGGGAACTTTCAAACCGTTATGATTCGACATTTCATTATTATCATTCCACCTATCTTTATCCAAAGAATTATTTATTACACAACAAGGAATATCGGCAGCAGTATATCTATGATAAATTCGCATCAATTCTGTTGTTTTACCAGAAAACATTGGTCCTAATATAACTTTTACATAACCGTGCATTTCAGCATTTTTCTTTAATAATTCCATTTAAAACAATACATTAATATTATTTTAAATCAATTTCTCAATTTCTCAAAATGAGCTTTTGTTTCTTTATATCTCATTCCACCAACTTTATATAATTTATGAATTATTAATGGCGTCAATTCTCTTTTCAATACTCTTTTTGCTCTATATATTTTAAAATCTTCTATGATATAATCCATTAATTCTTTTTCTATTTCTTTAATAATGTTTTTTTTGACATAATAATAATTCCTATATGAACCAAAATCATTTCTATTGTCAGGAATCACTTTATTAATAATTTCTTTTAATTTTTGACTCGATAAACACTTTGGATATGTTTTTAAATTAAACCATTTTACATTTGCAATCATATCAATACGCACATCTTTTGCTTTTGGTCCAGCATTTTCATATTGAGAACCTTCATACCACATTTAAATATATTATAAACAATATATTTAAATTATTTTCTTCTTTTACTCTTTTTACGCGTCTTTCTTCTTTTATGACCCGCACCTTTCCTTCTAGTTTCGCCTGGTCGTAAATTCATGTCTTTAATTGGTCTAAACCCATTATTCCACATAATATCACAATCGATGCCCTCTACGACGCCGCCATTTGGCAACATAATATTCATATAGTCGGGTGCCGTCTGTCCGTTTGAACCTTGTCGGTTAATTGTAATAATTTGAAAATCAGGCATCTGGAAGTTGGACGGACGCCCAATCCATTGGTTCGGTTGAAACTCGTGAACGCCTCCCCTCATTTTGCGCGTCTTTTTCTTATGGCGTTTTACACCACCGACTGAACGTCTCATATGCGATCTACTGAATCTACGGAATGGCTGTTGCCTCCTGCGCCTGTGTTGCGGTTGTTGTGGCCTTTGTTGTTCGTATGCTTGGTGTGCTTGTCGAAAATTTTCAAGGTTTAGCCATCGCAATGCGTCCTCCCAATTAGTTGTTTGTTCTCTGCTATGGTAATCATCAATTAGACTTGTTTGATATACACTTCGGTGGTGTGCTTCTTCTTGAGTTCCCCGAAAATCATCATCTCGCATAAACAAATTTAAAATATTTCCAGCCGCTTCAAAAGCATTACCATCGTTGTCAAAATTCGCTATATCCCAAGTATAATCTCTTTGGGGTTCTGCCGGGGAAAAATATGATTGTACGGCACCTTTACCTTTTTTCTTACGCGTCTTTTTCTTACGGCGTTTTCCACCCGTTTTCCTTGTCTTTGTCATGCTGCTTCTTCTAACCATTCTATTTCTTTTATGATTGTTAGTATATGATTGTGATGGTCTTAGTAACATACCTTTTTTTATTTTATATATTATTAATTCCAATTGAGAATCTGTCAAAATATTAGGCATATATTCTTTAAAAGTGATAAACCCGTGTGATTGATGCATTCGATTTCTTCTATTCATAATTGCTTCTTCCGCTTGTCTTAATGTCATTGAATCTATTCCGTTTATACCATTAATCGCATGTTCTGCTGCTGCAGCTCTAGATTTTGTTCCAGATATTGCTTCTGGCTTTATTGCTAATGATTTTTTTGGTATTGTTTTATCGATACTATATAATGTTAAATCATCCAATCTTTCTGAACGAGGATGTTCTATTAATGTTAAATTCCACGTACTTTCTACACCTTTATCTTTTAATTGTTCAAATCTATCAGTTCCTACTACAAGATATATATCAGTATAGCCCTCATTTCTTAAATAATCGGCTGCTCTATCCATAGTATATGGTCTGCCCTTTTCACCTTGTGGATTAATATATTCTAAATTTTCAATTTCTGGAAATTTATGTAGAATATTCATTTTATCCCATACACTTAATGGATTTTCATTGCTTTTATTTGAACGAAATGTAGATTTTGTCACTCTATTAACAACAGGTCTCCATTTTGTTCCTTTATGCGGCGGTAAATAATTTTGACTAGCTGAAAGAAATATAAATCCTTTTCCTCCTAATAATTTGGCTTTTTCTGCTATATATTCTAATAATTTATAATGACCTCTAGTTGGTGGATTTAATCTTCCAAAATTCATTACTGCTACTTTTCTCTTTCTTTCTCCATATATATAATCTTCGTCTCCGGTTATTCTTGTTTGTTGAAATAATTCTGTTAAATCAGCCATATATTTTTTATTTTCAGCGGCAATACTTGCCATATTTATATTATATTTATATTTATATTTAAAAGTGAAATTAGGTATTAATATACTTATGAACGATAATAGCCCATGGATTGAAAAATACAGACCAAATAGGTTTGAAGATATTGTGTTAGAACCTTCTAATAAAACATTATTAAACAATATTATAAAAACAAATAATTTCCCCAATTTATTATTTTATGGGCCACCGGGAACTGGTAAGACAACTACTATAATTAATATAATAAACTCGTATCAATCAAAACACGATCAAAAAAAGAAGGGGTTGATGATCCACCTAAATGCCTCTGATGACAGGGGCATTGACATAATTAGGAACCAAATTAATAGTTTTGTTAATACGAAAACTTTATTTGGAAGTGGCATAAAGTTTGTAATATTGGACGAAGTAGATTATATGACAAAAAACGCACAACAGGCATTGCGATATTTAATTCAACAATATTCAAAAAATATACGATTTTGTTTAATATGTAATTATATTAGTAGAATCGATATATCTTTACAAAATGAATTTGTTAGATTACGTTTTTGTCAATTACCTAAGTCAGAGATTAATAAATTTTTAACAACAATAATAGTAAAAGAAAAAATCAATATTAGCAAAAAACAGATAGAAGCAATACAAGAAAATTTCAAATCCGATATAAGAAGTATGATAAATTTTATACAGTCAAACCATAATACGATTGGTTTGAATATAAATATTATACAAGAAAGTTTCTGGAAAAATCTTATTAAAAAACTGAAAAATAAAGACAATGAGATATTACATTATATTGAAGAAGAATGTATAAAATATAATATAAAGATTAAAAGTTTTATTATAAAATTTATGACATATTTAGTTAGGTCAAATAGCAAATTTTTGTCTCCGAAGTGGGTGAATTTTATAGAATATACAGTTCATAATAGCACGGTAAATGAACGATATTTATTAGAATATGTAATTGTATTTATGCAATCCAATCTTTAATTTTTAAGTTGGTCGTAATATAGTCTCATACGAATTTCTAATTTTTTAACGAAATTATTAGGTGATTTATCGGCAGGATTGAAATTATTTCTTTTTAAACTATACTCGTTACAAATATCTTTTAACAAGTCTTTTTTTTGTAATGGACTTTTACCGTACGATTTCCTAAAGCATTTGTTATGCTGCACACTTCGCATTTAATATTAAAAAAGATAAATAATATATTAAAAATTGATTTAAATAAATTGTAGATATTAATTTAAATCAATAAATGGAAGACAATTTAAATCAAGAATGGTTAGACTTTACTTCTGGCAATGCGGTTGCTAGTGAAAAAAAAATCTCTCAAACTCTTGAAACAAAAATTAATTTTTCAGATATTTATATATCTACAAAAACGAAAATTGCTTTCTTAAACACCTCAATAGATTTAAATAAATTGTTCTGGCTTCTTCCATTAATAAAATATCACCACCCAAAATGCGGTATATTAAAAAAATCAATAAAATATAATTGTCATACTCCAGAGGAAACCCAGGTTTTGAATGATATTTTATCGGGCTTGCCTGAAGATGGGTATAACTCTACAATCTTAAGCCGTATAGACATCAAAACAAAAAAAAGAACAAAATATAAAGATACTAGAAAAATCGACATAGGAATTTCTCATAAAGATATTTTATCTTATAAATTTACAAAAAAAGGGGCGTTTTATAATTGTTTTGCTATTATTATGAGAGTTCTTTATAGAGATAAATTTAAAGAAGTTCATATAAAAATATTTAATACAGGTAAACTAGAAATACCGGGTATTCAAAATGACGATTTATTATATATTGCGCTTGAAAGACTTATACAAGTATTGAACGATATTACTGGTCGAACTGATATTGATTATAATAAAACAAATATAGAAAATGTGTTAATTAATTCAAATTTCTCTTGTGGGTTCTTTATTAATAGAACAACTTTGTATAAGATACTTAAATTCAAATACGGGATGAGTTCGTTATATGACCCGTGTTCTTATCCGGGTATTCAATCTAAATTTTATTATCATAAAGATAAAAAAATTCAAGATGGTAAATGCTCGTGTCATCCTAGAGCTTGTTTTGAAATTGATAAAAAAGAAAAATATAAAATAAAATGTACGGTTGTATCTTTTATGATTTTTAGAACAGGAAGTGTTTTAATAGTGGGTCATTGTGATGAAGATGTTCTTCATATCATATATGAATTTTTGAAAAAACTTCTAACAGCTGAATTTAAAGAAATATCAGAGGCTTCTTCAAATACCAAAAAAAAAGTAGTTTCCAAGAAAACTAGGAAGAAAACAATTTTAGTTCCTATTTAAATAACCAATTTATATATTTTATGGTTGATAACTTTTCTATTTTTTCATTATTTTTATAACTATGTAATTTATCAATCACTTTTTGTTGGATAAAAGATTTATTTAACAATTTATTGATTAGGTTATTTATTAGTTCCAACATTTTTTTTGTACTAATATTTTCTTCGATTTCAAGTTTATTCAACAATTCGATTATTATAATAACATCTATTTTTCCAAAATTACTTATTACTTTTAAATAAATTTTTTCAAACTTATCATACTCTGACTGAATATCGTCAAACCTTATTTTCTTATTATTAATTTTTATATTTTTTAATATAATTGTTATTATTATATTCATTCCTTCTATTAATTTTGACAATTTTAAATGAATTTTTTTTTCTTTTTCCGTTAATGCGAATTCTTTTTTATAATTATTATTTATTTCATATATAGTTTTTTTGTAAACAAATAAACTAGCGTCCCTCGAATTTAACTTTAAATACGCGTGATTATCGTGTCCTATTTGGCCTATAAATTCAACATAATATAAATATGCTTTTTTAAGATGATGTATTATTAAATTATAATTTTTGGTATACAGAAATAATATATTAAATATATGTTTAAATGTATCTAATCCTCTTGTTGAAATAAATATAAAACGAGTGTCTGTTTCAGTAACGTCTATATTATTTAATAAAAATATCAAATAATCTTTTACTAACTCAAAATAAACTTTCAAGAATGTAGGGATGTTTTTCTCATCAATATTTTTGTTATAATTCGTTGTATTAAAAATATTCAAACTATTATTCATTTTATAAATAATTTTATTTTTTTTTAACTATATGTTCGAATAACTATTTAAATATTGTTTAATTGTCCTTATATATAATCGATGTCGGCCATTTCCGAAAATTCTACCGAAGAATCCAGAAGAAACTACAAACTTCCTTCTGGAACCACTTTACAACATTGTGCTAAACTTTCAATTGTTGAAGATAAACCTATTATGTTTGATTACTGGACTCCTTCTTGCGACAAGGAAGTGCTTATTGGTGTAAGAGATAACGATGAAAAATTACTTGTAAAAAGCGAAGAAGAATATACTAGTCCCGTTGTAAAAATTTACAAAGTAGAAGAGGAGTATATTATTATTACCGAAAATTCCATTTATGTTGTTTCCGCTGATATTCCTACCAAAAGGGTGTCGTAATTATATTTATTTGTATGTTTTTCTCTCCCAAATCATATAAATTTGTTAAAATATATATTAATTTTTAATAATATATATTCTTATAATATCTCTCCTAGAGTTTTCTTTTGTTGTTCTGTTAATGATTTTGGGAAAATAATTTGAAATCTAACTATCAACGACCCGGTATTATTCCCCCTTGTCATACCTAAACCTTGTATTTTCGTTTCTTGACCTGGTTTTATAATTGCTCTTCCGCTGTGATCTAACTTATATTTTTTCCCATTAATATGTTCGAATTCTGTAACAAAATTTGTCAATGCTTCTTTCAATGTTATTTCTTTATTATATATTAAATGTATTCCAAGTCTTTGAAATAAGGTTTCGTTTTTTATTTTTATATATAATTTTATATCTCCTTGTTGTTCCATAATTATATTCCCTTTTTTTGGAACAACTACTATCTCATTATCATCTACTCCCTGTGGTATATCTATATACACCGTTTCTTTCTCAATTTTCCTCATACCTTGACTTGTTACTGTCCGCTCTATTAATAGTGGATATGTCATGCCTTCAAATGCCGCCTGTAATGTTATTTCAATCGATTTTTGTATTGGCGAAGGCTTTCTATCTCTTTGTAAATTTATAAATGGGTTTCCCCCTCCTTGAAAGACTGGACCCATATCACCATCCATCGGCATCGGCATTCCATTAAAAAACATCTTAAATATACCATTTCCTCCCAAATCATTAAACGATTGTTGTCGAAATATATGCTCCATTGGATTCATTCTCGAACTCATTCCTCCTTCCATTTTACCATGCATATCATACATTCTTCTTTTTTTCTCATCCCCTAGAGTTTGATACGCTTCATTAATACATTTAAATTTTTCAGCATCTCCAGCCGGTTTATCCGGATGAAATTTTAATGATAATTTCCTGAAAGCTTGTTTAATCTCAACTTGGCTCGCATTTTTCTCTATTTTCAAATCTTCGTAATAACTCATATTTATTTATACTAACATAAACTTAAATACTATTTAACTCATTTACTTATTATTATGAACACTCCATATTTAAAAAAATACCAACCTCAAAAATTCAAGGATTTTATCATTGATAAAGATTATGTTGATGTTCTAAATACATTAGTTGATATGGATAATTTAAACATTTTGTTAATCGGCAATAACGGTAGTGGCAAAACATCTTTAATTGAAGCCACTATTCGCGAATATTATAATCTTGATAAGATCCCACATAAAAATGTTCTTGTCATTAATAACTTAAAAGACCAAGGCATCACCTATTATCGCAACGAAGTTAAAACTTTCAGCCAAACTAGAAGCTGCATTAAAGGTAAAAAAAAAATTATCGTTCTTGACGACATTGACTTAATCAACGACCAAAGCCAACAAGTGTTTAGAAATTGTATCGATAAATATAGCCACAACGTTCATTTCCTATCTAGTTGTACTAATATTCAAAAAGTTATTGATGCCGTACAATCTAGATGCACCATTCTTAAAATTAAACCATTGAGAAAAACTTTTCTCAACAAAATTTTCAATCGAATTAAAAATAATGAAAATATTCGTGTCGAACCACGAGCTCAAAAATTAATTCTTAATATTTGCAACAACTCCGTTAGACAATTAATCAACTACTTGGAAAAATTTAAATTGTTAAACACCTCAATCACTTCTAAAATGGTAAAAGATATCTGCACTAATATTAGTTTTTACGAGTTCGAACAATATACTACTGCTTGGTTCAAAAAAAAAGATATAAAAACCTCCATCAATATTATTTTCAATATTTTCAATAAAGGTTATTCTGTCGTTGATATTCTTGATAATTATTTCATTTATATCAAATATTCCGATATTATTGATGAACAACTCAAATATAAAATTATTAAAATTATTTGTGCTTATATTTCCATTTTTCATACCATTCACGAAACAGAATTAGAATTAGTTTTATTTACTAACGATTTAATAAAAATATTAGAGTAATATATCAAATGAGTCAAATATTTCAAACTTCCGTTCCAAAAGATTTTTTTATCGAATTCTTAAAAGAACATTGTTCCCATAATTCAGTCTATTACACATTTTCTAAAGTTAATTTTAAAAAAATTAAATTTAAACCAGAAATTTTAGATGAATTTTTTATAAAAATCAAACCGTTTTATTTCAAATCCAAGTTATTTTATTTAGAAAGAGAAAAAACGTATAAAAATTTTATTACTATTTTGAGACAAATTTGTAAATTCCACGCAATTCCTTATACTTCCAAAATCGTTTATTCTAAATCAACATATGAAATCAAATACTTTATTTACCATAACTAATGGCAAAAAATTTAGACAAATTCGTTTTAGATTCATATATTTGCGACCTATTCATTCTTAAAAACCATTTATATTTATTCCTCTTCTCCAATTCTCTGTCTGGAATCCATACTCCATATTTTTTACAACATAAATTTATATGACTTAATCCTAACAAATCATCTATCAAAACCACCTTATTATCTTTTGTTTTTACTCCCAGGTTTTTACCGCATATTAATTGGATCTTTCCTTGAGTTGATAATTCATACAAATATCTATCACAACTACCATCAAAATCCATCTCCTCCGTATTATCAGATGAAATCAAATTCTCCAATTTTTTTATATAAAGATCCATCGAATTACTATTCTTCTTACACCCCATAAATTCTTTACTTGGATAAAATCGCGTATATACCGCCGTCGAACCCCTCGCTACTTTCTCCCCGACAAACATTTTATTATATCCACACATTTCATCATATAATGGTTTCAAATCCCTTAACATTAACATCGAATTTGGAACTAATAACCCCCCGTAATAGTATAATATTTTAGCTATAGCTAAACTTCTTATATGACTCTTAACTGGATCTGCCAATCTATGTAATTCTACCGTCCATCCCGGTATTAAATTACCAAAAGACGCATCATTTATTAATACTACATTGAATGTTTCTCCGCAATATTTTATAATGCTTTCTACACACATTTCAATATATTTCTTATTTAATTTCTTCGTATTCCTTGAACCAAAATTAGACCACGCTCTAGCGTTTACATCATAATCCGTATGAACCCATATTATCGGCTTATTACCCAATTTAGTCATATCATTCAATAAATATTTTTTAACTAAACCATTGTTTCTCTCTTCATCGTCCCCTAGATATTTCTTTTTGTATCGCTCATATAACATACCCGATACTGTTATAATCATAAATACCGTAACATATTTTACAAAATCCATATATATAAATACATAGTATTTTTTTTATTATTTATCCCCCAATTGTTTCAACGATTTCCACCACATCTCATTACTCCTCGCCGCCTCCTCCGATTCCTTCATTAAATTATATGCCGTATTTACAGACATCTCCGATTCTTTATCTTTCCTTTTTTTTAATAATATTTCCGATTGTTTCTCCGAATATGCCTTTATATGCTGCTGCTTTCGAAACCTATTCAATTCTTCCACGTTCCTGTATTTTTTTTTCTTTTCAAAATCTTCATGTGTTACTGGAACAACTGTTTCCGTGTGCGCCACTTTCAAATCTTCGTATTGTAATTTACTAAACATGCCCGAACTATAACTCCCCGGTTCATGTCTATTCAAATTATATCCTCCCCTCGATTCATCCACTTCTTGAACTCCTTTATATAACGTAACTGCCTTTTGCCTTTTTTTCCTTTCATTAAAAAAACTACCAAACTCATTCAATGATACTTTTTTATTTTCTGGTAAATCTTCATCCGATTTAAACCATTCATCATAACCATTGCTTGTCTCATTATTACTCACTTTCGCATGACTTTCAAACATTTCATTAAACCAGTTATTAAAATCTTTAACCGATTTACCGTGTATATTCGCAAGCAATTTCTTCTCACCCGGTGTTGTTATATTCCCCAATGATTCCGTATAATCCGTATTATACATATTTTGTTCCTTTTTCATCCGAAAATCATATATATTCTTTATCCTATTATATGCTGACGTAAAAAATATAAATATTTTCGGATCTAAATTCGATTTATCTGGATGTGTTTTCAAAGCAATTAATTTAGCTTGTTTCAAATCATCACCATTATATGTTGCTTTCAATTTGAACAAATTTAACAATTCCCTTAAACCATAATTCTCTATATTCAAATCTAAATCTTCCATTAAATATATATATTAATACCTATTTATATATTTATCTATACTTTATATATCTTATGACAAAATCTACCGATTACTTAATTTCATATGATTTTTCTACAAAAGAAGGATATTTTGAAAGCCCCGATGAATATGAACAACGTATAATGGCAAATGGTCCTGATATACACCCTTTCCTATCCAAAATCGGCGTTAAACAAACTTTATTCGACCATTTATCAAGTCAATTCAAAAACATACAAAGTCGAACCAATAATCTAGTTCAAGAATACGGTGAGACATGGTGGAATACACCATTAAATGGAACTTCCATTTTTACGTCTAATGCTGAAGATGAATTATTAACTACAACACTAAACCAAGTTTATAAGGACCGCAATCGCGTATTGGGCCTCACTGGTGATGAGAGCCACTCAACCAGGAGAAATAATATTTTTAAGATCGCACAAACTATTTTCTTTTTATTAGTAGAAGACGAACAATTTTTAGAAAATTTCAAAAATACCGAATTTGGCGGTCATAAAAAGAAAACAACTATTTATCAACAAGGAATGTTGATATTGATTTCCCACATACTACGATTTACCGATGAATTCGATAAACAAGATGACCCCATAAATTCATTCGTCGTTTCTTATATTTTATTTAAACAATACGGATATTGTTTATCAACCATATTGCCAAGTTACGACAAACGATTAGACTCCAAATATATTGCCATATTCTATAAACTTTTTCAAGACTATTCTAAGGGCAACGATAGTACCGTTGTTTATGACCTTTTTCATAAACCTTGGAAAACCATCAAGCGTCTTCAAAGAAAGAAATTTAAACATATAATTTTCGAGTCAATTTCCGGTGTATATCTAAAAATCGGATTATTAACGTGTGGCGGCACTGTATTCAGGGAATCATCTCCAGAAGTTCTTGAAAAATTGATATATAACATTTTTAAATACGGCATCTCATTTATATTTATCGTCGCCATAATCATTTTTGTTGAAATCGGCAAAGATATATATCCAAAGCACGATATGTTTGACCCCGGGATGGATAACTTCCTCATTGACCTTGATAATTACACCGCCGACGACGAATTACTATATAGAACTGCCTTTCAAAAAATATTGGGCGGAGACATGTTTGAATTACAGAAAAAAAATAAAGGCATTTTTAAAAACGTCCATTTACAAAAAGCAATCGATTATGCTGAACAAATTAAAAAACGACATCGGACTATTAGTAATTTTTTTACTAAAATAATTAAAAAAACCAAAATTAAAAAATACCACGATGAATTTGAGGGTAATACCAAACTATATTCCGACATTGAAAAATTACAAAAAACAAACTTTGTAATGAAGGGTGGTAAAACGAAAAAAAAAACTAGGAGATTTTATGGTGATTGGGAAATTGTAAGCGTTCATACAAGAAGAACTCGCAAACGTCGTTAATTTATTATTCGGGACATACATATTTTGCTAATGCCTGGTTCATTTTTGCTTTATAAGTTTCATATTCCATTGGGTCACTTGAACCTTTAACCCAATCAATTTTATTACTATCAGCTAAACCCCATATATAACCAGCCGTCCAATCTGGATCGCCTCTTTTATTTAAGTAATTCATCATAGCTTCACGTTCCATCAAACAGTGAATAAAGTCTAATTCCATAGCCATATGAAACAAATGTTTCAGTTTATCGCAGGTTTTTTGATCTGCTTCGCCCATTCTTTGTGATTGTGATTGTGATTTACTCATATTCTATTTAATTCCATATAAATCAATTAATTTAATTCAATTAATTGATTTCATAACTTTAATAACTTTAATAACTTTAATAACTTTAATAACTTTAATAACTTTAATAACTTTAATAACTTTCATATTCTGGATCTTTTTTCTGTTATTTGGAAAAACTTTTCTAATGTTTCCTGATTCGATGTTGGGTATATTTCATATGTTAATTCCTCTATTACATTCTGTATATGTGGTATTGTTTTTACTTTTAAATATGCCGCCAAGTCTCCTTCATCCGCATCTACCAGAATTAAATTCACTTTATTTGACATTACTTTAAATCTATCCATAAACCATGGTTTTATATTTTGACAAGGACCACACCAACTTGCCGATACTTTTACTATGTTATATCTGTGTTCTTTTACATATTTTTTAAAAGTCTCCCTATCTGTCATATTTACTATTTCTCCTCCCATTATAATTTTATACATTATTTTATTTTTAAATCTATTTTTAGTATAAAATCTTGTAATTCATTTATATCTATTTCTGGTAAATCAACGTGTGCTTCCCATATATACTTACAATACGCCCATTTTAATTTACAATTTTCTGGATAATTTTTCCCTTTTTTATAAATTAATTGATTATAGATTTTGGTTGGTAGAAATTTCAAACTGTCCTTTGGCAATACATATGCTAATTGTGTATATGGCGTAACTGGTTTATGTTCGTTCTCAGTTATAAATTCAATCTGCCATTTCGGGACATATTTTATTAAATCTTTTAATAACGGCGGATATGGATATTTATAATGCCAATTCCAATCACAACATCCAGTTGTATAATATTTCATCACCCATTCCAACCCTTCAAGATAATTTATACTTACCTTCTTTATATAATCAGGCGTTCCTTCCGAATCAAATAATGTTTTATAATATCTATCTTCCCAATTCGGTATAAATGGTGCTATATATATTTCCTCTTCTCTATCTATCAATGGCGCGTTCAAATATCTTTCTTCCGCTTCTTTAAATTGCCTTTTTGATTGCCTATCTCTTACTTTATATGTATGAACTATATTATTCCATTCATTATCTGCAAGTTCAGAAATTAAATCGTATACATTGTTCCAATAAATTTTTGTTCCATTTGTCAAATTATTATTTGTATTTCCTAGTATTTTTTTATATGCGTTTATCATTACTTCAATTCCTTTCGTTCTTATATTTATTGCTGGAAAATGTGGCATAAAATCATTTCCTAAGAAAAAACACAAAAATATATAATCATATAATCGGTTTGATTGTTGTTTATTATTTACAATTCTCCCATTATTCATCGTCGATATTATTGCTTGTGATAAAAGTGGTATGTCTAATACATAACTTTCGTTTGGATTCAAATCACTATTTATACTTTTTATAAATTCCGGTGTTTCTCTATACAGATATATATGTTTTGAAACAGGCAAATGATTTAATCCAAGCATTATTAAATCCGCATCTAATCCATATATAAAGCTACACTCATCTTTATGACTTTTTTTATTTCTTATATATTCAAATATTTTATGTTCTCCTTCTCCTACTTTATCCGAACCGCTTATTATTATCTCATTCAACCCATACCGCTTTTCGTTGTTTTTGAAATATTCTTTTGTTAATTTATTTAATTTTTCCATAAAATTTGTTCCCGGTGTTATGGCAGTCGTTTTCCATTCTTCTTTATCCGATTTTGTTGGATAAATTACTTTTTTTAATGTTCTTTCCAACATCGATTTATATCTTCTCGTTCTTTGCTGCTCCATCTTTGCAACTGGCGCAACCCCATCATACGCAATTATCACTCTATTTATTGGATTTATTTCATTTATGTAATATTCTATTTTTTCGCATACTTTTTGTATTAATAATTTTTCAAAATATTCATCATTTCCATTATATTCTTTTTTTATAGAATGAAAACTATCGTATATTATTGAATTACTATCCAAATATAAATTATCAATCTTTTGTGATTTTGATATTTTTTTAATTATACTGCCATGATTTTTGACTATGTAAGAGAAAAAGCTAGGAATACCCATTTTCGTTAATTTAATATGTAGTCATCTTTTTAAATAGCTAATATTAATGTATTATTTTAGTGGGCGATGTTTTTTTCGTGAAAATATTATATAATATATTTATATTGTATCGGAAATGCCTGAGAACAAAAAAAATAACATTAAAAAAAAAGCAAAATCAAAGATTGCTAAAAAAAATGCTATTTCAAAGTTAATCAAAACCAAGATTAATTATTACATTGAAATAGTTGAAAATACCATTATCTACGTACAAAAATACAAAGTTTTGGATATTCTTAATTCGAGCAAGCTTAATGAAGCAATTCAAAAATTGCTCGACGTCAATTCGTCATTAATGGTTTTGCTTGATTATACTAAAACAAACAAAAATTTTAAAAATAAAGATGAAATTCTCGATAAATTACAAAATATTAACAACGAGCTTTCCTTTATATTTAGAAGTTATGGCACAAAAAATATTGCCGATGTTCTCAATGTTGTATTCGGACCTTCTTATATCGAAAATAGTCATTTCGATGATAGTAGGTTCTCTTTAATTAAAAAATTCATCCATCCAGTTAGTTATAAAGTTCTTGACTGGAAACCAAATTCAAAAAATGATAAATCCGATAAAACTAGAATTGCTAGAAATAAAATTGTCGAAGATTTTATGATTGTTGAAACTGCCAAATCACTCGATTGTTTCGATCTTGCTAGAACCTCCAATGTTTTCCAAACCAAAGTTTATGGTGTCAAAATTTGTTTCCAGAATTATGCTAATGGTAAAACTCTTATTATTTGTGGCATTTCAGATGAAATAATCCTACAATGTTGCTCTGAAAAATTTATTTATGACCAATTAAGATTGATTAATATCAATAAGCCCAAGGACACCAATTTCTTTTCTAATGATTTCGACCGTTTTATTAATAGTCTTACTTTAAAAGAACTCCTTATTTATAATGAAATCGAATTATACCATAAATATAATGGATTTTGCGTCCATAATAATCAAATTAAACAAAAAACTATCCAGGACAATGTCAAGGATTTCCTTTCTTCTGAATTATTCGACCAAAGACGTGTTTTAATCCAATTATTAATCAAAGCCGATGACCCCGAATTCCAATACTTGGCTTATTTATTATACGACCTTTTATCAAGTGAAAACGACACCAATAATATCGATACTCAAGAACAAACCGTCCTATTCGACAGTCTTCCTTGGAATATTAAAAAATACTTCAAAAGCGCCATGAAAAATACTATCAATTATACCAATAGTTTTGTCGATTTTGAAACTTCAAAAATACCATTAGAACAACAAATATGTTTAATGAAAGCTTCCAGAACCGTCAAAGAAAAAGCAATGATAAAACTTAAAGAAGTTAAAGCCAAATCCGAAGACTCCGGTTCTAAAGCTAGACATTATCTCGAAGGTTTATTAAAAATACCTTTTGGTTATTACCGTAAAGAAAAAATTTTAGATACTATTTCAGACTACACCCTCGTTTTAAACGATATTATTTCTTATATTAAAAACAATGATAAAGACCACTTATTTAATTTTGAATCAAAATCAATGTATACGTCCGTCGAAATTAATAATGCTATTAAATACATCAACAACTTCGTTGATGAATATAATGATAAATTCGTTTTAAATATAATTAATAAAGCTACTAATAATAATAGAATACAACTTGTTAATATCATATCGCAAATCAATTCTCTTATCAAAACATTCACCTTGAAGTTTCCACGCATATCTCATTCCGGTAAAAAAATCTCTTTTATGAAACAAAAAATCATCCATTTTATTACTTCTTTCCAAAACGACCCCGTGATATTCGAAAATATATATACTATGTTCGATGTATCAAAAATTAATATTGATAAAATATTCCAAGACATCAAAACTATTGATGATAAAAAATCCGAAATTTCCGATTATATGTCTAATGTTAAAGATATATTGGATTCCGCCGTTCACGGACATTCAAACGCAAAAAGACATATCGAACGCATCATCGGACAATGGATCTCAGGCGATCAAGATGGATATTGTTTTGGCTTCGAAGGACCTCCCGGTGTTGGAAAAACTTCTCTAGCAAGAAAAGGTCTGGCCAATTGTTTAAAAGATAATAATGACAAATCCAGACCACTCGCATTTATTGCTATGGGTGGTGCCAGTAACGGTTCTACTCTTGCCGGTCATAATTATACATATGTCGGTTCTACTTGGGGAAAAATTGTTGACATTCTCATGGATACTAAGTGTATGAACCCCATTATATTTATCGATGAATTGGATAAAATTAGTAAAACCGAAAATGGAAAAGAGATTATCGGTATTCTTACTCACCTTATTGATAGAACTCAAAACGAACAATTTCAAGATAAATATTTTAATGGCGTTGATTTAGATTTAAGTAAAGCATTATTCATATTCTCTTATAACGACGTCTCTTGTCTTGACCGAATTTTACTCGACCGTATTCATCGTATTAAATTCGACCATCTAACGTTGGATGATAAATTAGAAATCTCACATAAATACATTCTTCCTGAATTTTATGAAAAATTTAATATGAAAGACCTTAATTTTTCAAACGAAGTTCTTACATATATTATCGAAAACTATACAAATGAATCCGGTGTTCGTAAATTAAAAGAAATCATTTTTGAAATCATCAGTGAAATCAATCTTGAAATTCTTAAAAACGATATTGATAATATGCCTATCATTGATGAAGACATTATTACTAATAAATACCTTAAAGATAAATGTCGTATTCGTGTAAAAACAATTCATGACTCACCTCAACCCGGTATTATCAATGGTTTATGGGCAAATTCTTTGGGTATGGGTGGCATTATTCCAATTGAATGTAATTTATTCCCTTCTAATAATTTACTCGATTTCAAACTTACTGGTCTTCAAGGAGATGTTATGAAAGAAAGCATGAATGTCAGTAAAACTTTATCTTGGAAACTTACTCCTCCTGCAAACAAAACTAAATTTATTAAAACCGTTAAAAAATCTAAATTACAAGGTATTCACGTCCATTGCCCCGAAGGCGCCGTCCCAAAAGACGGACCTTCCGCTGGCACTGCTATTACTGTTTGTATTTATAGCATTCTAAACAATAAAAAAATCAAACACGATATAGCAATAACTGGTGAAATTAATTTACAAGGCAAAGTAACTGAAATTGGCGGACTTGATTTAAAAATTTTAGGAGGTATTCGTGCTGGTGTTAAAACTTTCATTTTCCCTGAAAATAATAAAGAAGATTTTGAGAAATTTAAAGATAAACAAAAAAATCTTGATTTTTTGGAAGGTATTCAATTTATCCCCGTTAATAACATAGGCGATGTTTTGAAAATCGTTTTTATTTAATATTTTATAAATATATATAACAAAATATGGCTATTAATATGTCCTTTGATAATATTATGATTTTTTTTACTGCTTTATCTCCCATTTTTATTTCAATGTATTTCGTATTAGATTCCTTTTTCAATTATAATGGTAGGGCATTCTTCTATCTTGGTTTCTTATTACTTACTCAAATCCTTGCCGCCCTTTTTAGACCTTTAATCGGTAGAAAAAGACCGTGGATTTTAAATAAAAACAAACCCGGTGATAAACAACAAGCACACGATTTTTGCGAGCCTTTTGCCGACCCTTTCAGTGGTATTGGCGGGGGCGAACTATATTCCGCTCCTGGACCTCACGCTGTATTCCATACTTTTACTTTTGTTTATTTACTTTTAGGTAATCTTCAAAATCCAAATCATCCTGGCACTGGATTTATTATTTTCCAACTTATATATGGTATATTAGATATGGTATTTAGGTGGAAGAGTAATTGTTCGGCACCACCCGATATTATGTGGGGCATGGTTGTAGGCGGCCTTTGTGCTTATGGCTTATGGTCTTTATTTTATCACACGTCCTCTTTCGGCAAACAAAATGTATTTTACGCCCAAGAAACTAATTCTAAAAAATGCAAATTGAATAAAAAACAACAATTTAGATGCACTAAAATCAAAAAACGCAAGTAATTTAATATAATACTTATTTTATTATATTAAAAAATTGGAACTGAATATTTCGTTAAAAAAAAAGTCTGTATATTCTTCATTATCCCATTCCTTCTCCAAGAGTTAAAATTATTATGAACGTAATACGTTTGAAAAAATCTATTAATCCATAATTTTATACATTTATATATATCTATTCTTTTGTACATTTCCATCGCGGATTTGTTGTATTCCGCTTTTTTTAATCGTTTATTAACCCAATTATGCATTGTATATAAAAAGTTAATCAAATCTTCCTGTGTCTGAACTTTATATATAAATTTTTCTCTTTTCAAATAACTGCTCGCGTGTTGTTGGCATATCGGACAAGGTAAATTACTGCAAATTAATATATATAAATCCAATATCTTCTGCCTTTCTTTTTTAAAAAATGCTGGATTTATTTTCTCTGCCAAACCGTGAAACAAATACCAAGTTGGGATAGACCACCTTGCTTTTCCTGAATTTTTCGCCATATTTATATAATAATAGATATAGAGATAAAATTTTATTCATTATAATGAATATTACTGAAAATTTTTTCGATAATTTATATCAGATATTAGATGACGACAACGACAGCGACCAAGAAAATTTATGTTTAATTACAGGTGAACAATTGCTAAAGGATTCTATTAAATTAGAATGCAGTCATTCATTTAACTATATTCCACTTTTCAATGAAGTTAAAAAACAAAAAGGCAATTTTATACCCAATTCTAAACCATCTAATTATTATGAAAGTGATAGACTTAATAAATATCAATTTAAGTGTCCTTATTGTAGAAAAAAATATAATGGACTTTTACCTCCTAATTCAGACGGTAATGGTCCCGTTTTATTATATGTTAATTATCCTTTGTCAAAATGTATCTTCCTTGATAAATGCAAATATATTTTCGCGTCTGGTTTAAAAAAAAATGTATCTTGTAATAGAGGTTGTTCCGGAGAATATTGTAAATCACACGCTAAAATAATGGAAAGACGCCAAAATAAAAAGAAAAATAAAACTTCTATCAAGAAAACACCATGTAATCACGTTTTAAAAAGAGGTCCTAGAAAAGGACAATGCTGTGGCAAAAATTCACGCCCACCCGCACTCTTTTGTAAAGCTCATTGCACCGCTCAACTTAATACTGTAATTACTAATATTACCACAAATATACCACCGCAAGCATTTGTTACTATTTGATAGTAAATAACTTAAAAATTATTATTAATTTATATATATATGGAAAACACAACCGATCTACGAGATAGTGTAAAAAATTGGTTACAAATAGATATTGAAATCAAACAACTGCAAAAAGAAATCAAAAGAAGAAGAACCATGAAAAAAGATATTACTAATCGGCTAATTGATACTATGAAAACTAATGACATCGACGTTATGAATATACCCGATGGTAGACTGGTTAGAACTTCTAACAGAGTTAAAGCTCCTTTAAGCAAAAGACACCTTGTCGAATCTTTACTTTTATATTTCAAAGAAGACCAAGAAATGGTCAAAAGTATTAGCTCGCATATTATGGATACTCGTAAAGTAAAAGTCGTTGAAAGAATTCAGAAAAAAAAATAACTATTATATATCAATGACTTTCAATTATCCTCTGGATAAAATTAATAATGATATTAACATTAATAATTTTAGAAATAATGATAAAATTTTTATTTGTTTTTATAAGATTATTTCAAATGCCAAATATCAATCCATTAAAAAACCTTTCCTTCAATATTTGCTTTATAAATATCCCAAAGGTGATAAGGAGTGCCTTTCTTTCCCATTTACTCTTTTCAAAGGAAAATCTAATCCATCCGTTGTTGCGAATGAATTTGCTTCTAAAATTTCAGGTGTAAAAATAAATTCATTTAAAGC